TTGTTCAGACTAATTATCCTAACTTCTGTAATTGTAAGTTCAACAACTGGCAAGGTGAATACAGTTCAGGTAATGGATGGGAATCAAGACAGGATTATCTGCCTGCAAAGGTTAATGGTGCTATGCCTGCTGATGCTATAGCAACAGCTCAAGCAAACAACATGGACTACTATAAGAATGATACTACTTATAAAGAGGAGTATGTAGCTTATAAGACAGCACTTGCTGATGAAAGAGTATCACCTAAAGGTTATGCTGATGGTAGATTCCATGAATGGACTATGGTATGGTATCCTAACCACACTGAATTGTGGGTTGATGGAGTCAAGGTAGAAGAGAACTGGGGATTTGTTCCTTTTAACTGTATGCACTTTGTAATAGGTATATGGTTTCCTACTCTTAGTGTCAAGAAGATTGATGGAGTATGGAAGGTTCTTGACTATGATAAAAAGACTCCTGTAAATAATGTAGCTACTCTTGAAAGTACAGGTACATGGGCTGGACTTAATGCTAACTTTGAAGCATGGCATTTAAAGATAAGCAAGGTAAAGTATGAACCTTTAACTACAGAGGAGCTTAATGCTAATACAGCTAATAGACCTACACCTGAATTACTCTATGATGGTGAATCCTTCCCAGAGTCAGGTATGAGGTTTATTATCTAAATAAATTAAGATATGGCAGTTTCTACATTTAATAAATATACTTATAAGATAAGTTACAAGGTAGGCTCAAGTGATGAGATTATCCTTAGTGAGGAACTTGTTATTCTAGTGGCTTTGACAAGTGAAGTAATTGATGGTAATGTTGTACAAGTACAGAATCCAAACTATGATTACTTCATGAATACTCTAAGTGTAAGTGTGGCTCCTGTTGATGGGGCTACACTTTTCATTAGAAGAAACAAGATAATGGATGGTGAAATTGTAGTAGCAGAAGAGAAACTGGTGCATCAAGGTGCATTTAGTTTTCCTGATTATGATACTAGGCAATCACTGGTCATTACTGATACAGAAGTTAATGGAAGTACCTCACATACCATACTTGTCCAAATACTTAATGTAGTTGGAGAAGAGAGAATACCTTGCAATTATACATTACCCAAACTAGAGTTTGCAGCACAGATTACTGATAGCCAACATGTGGATATACAATATAAACAGGTTGGTGCTACAGATTATATCACTTTAGGTACTAATGTTATTGTGTCTCCTACAGGTAAAATCAATAATATTAGCTTGGGACAATTACCTGATGATACAGAGTATCTCTTAAGGATATATCATTATGAAATGGATGAAGAGAAATTCTTCCTGTTTCATACTAATCTTATACCTACTCTTGGTATTAATCCCATTATAGGTAAAGTAGAATGGAATGGTAGAATAGTATTACTTGATGCTCCTAATGTAAAGGCAAGAATGTATCCAAGTCCTGATAAACTGGATTGGATGTTTCCTATGGATTACAGCACTAAGTCATTTGATAATATCTTATCTTCCTTGTGGACATCTGATGATTACTTAGGTAAGAATGAGAACTATCACTTTGAGATGAGAACCAGTACTGATAATCCAGAAGAAACCTATATAGGTTGTGCTATTAACAAAGACCATTACATTGGATTACCTTTTGATTATGTAAATGACAAGCTACCAGACCAAGGTACATCAATGAACATATTCTATAAGGACTTGTTTACTGTATCTAATCCTGCTACTGATAGAAATGCAATCATAATGAAGTTCTATGCAGACCCTACTCATGTAGGTCCATTAAAGCTATTAGGGATAGACCATAACAGTGAACATGATAATACCAATTACTTAGGGTTTAATTTTAACAAGGCTGGAGATTGTAGAGAGGTAAATGTATTTGGTAAGGTAATGTTGACTAGTTCTACTGGTGACCCTCTTATTACTAGTGGCAAATGGTATACATTACTACTTGTGACTAATGGTGATAAGATAAATTACCTATCAATTAGTGACTACAGTAATTATAGTCAGACAGCTATACCTATTAATGCCGGAGCACATGTTGGTAATGTAGACCTTAAGAATAAGTTATATAGTGCTGACAGACTGCCTGTAACCCTAGAAATTACTTATGACTGTACACAGTACACTCCTGAAATTGGTTTATGTATAGACTATGCTACCTACAAATATATAGAAGATAATGATATTAATAACCAAATTGAGAAGGGTAACAGTATCTATAAATCTCCTGAATATGGTACAGGCAAGAAAATTACTGTTACTATACCTAATGAGTCTGCATATGGAATAGCAGTAGGTTATTCTTTAGGTTTTCTAAAGGGCGGAACTACTGTGGCTGGCAAAGTCACTATCACAGACTTTAAGGTTAATGGTGTCAGTATATTCAGTGATTTAGCTAACTATCCTTTTAAGGTTGATGAGGCTACAAGTGCTTATATAAGTGGTACTAAAACTGACATAATTTGGGCTAAGACTGGGAATTCATTGCCTACTCCTATTGGTGGTACAGTATTTGAAGATGTAGAACTTAATCAGAACATAGAGCTTAATGCCAGACTATTTGTAGGATGTCCTGTTCAATCAGGTGATATGACTAATGCAAGTTATGTTGTATCAAGGATTGGTCTACATAAGTCTACAATAACTGGTACAGATAGTTGGGACCCTCCTTATCAATATATAGACCCTACAGTCATGGAAGCATTAGGTGCTGGTTATAAGAAGATGCCTAAACTTAAATGCACAAATGATAATGGTACTGTAACTGTTATTCCAACATCAGAGATGACTGAAATGAAGGATGCTACTGTAAGGTTCTTACTTGAAGGATTACCAATAGGTAAAACAAGAATAGAGGTAGAATCTGGTGAGGATATCCTGTCTTCTGTGTCAAGGGAAATCAAGAGTATTAAACTTACTCCTGCACAGGCTGATTATGACATAAACTTTGAAGGTGACTTTGATGCAGCTGTAACAGAGTTCAAGAAGAGGTATTATGCCAAGCAGAAAAGATGGGGTGGAAACATGGGTGGTGGAACTAATGGTAATTTGATATATTTCAACAGAGGACTTAAGTGTCTTATCCTTGAGCAACATGGAGATAAATATAGAGGAATTGTTCCTGCTGTAGCTCCTGCTGGTGCTAATGGTTATGGACTACCTGTGGACTTAGTTGAAAATCCATTGAATTATATACCTAACACAAGCCAGAGAACCTCAAGAGTTGGTGGTCTTATTCAGTCAGTGGATTATCATCCTTATGGTATGTTTGACTGCTGGTTTAAGGTACCAAAAGGAATGATAGGTTTAGCAATCTGTCTATGGTATTTCCACTATCAAGAGATATATAACTATGACAAGACATTCAAGTTCTGGACAGAAACCGGTGTTAAAGGTTACACTTATGCTGATTCTGTAAAGAGTGGTTATGGTGCAACTTGGGTAGTTATCAACAATGAGATTGATATGGAGCTTGGTTCAGAGAATACACCTTACAGGACAGTAATGAACCCTAATAGTGATACTAGTATTATGTGGTATGTTCCGGGTCTTAGTTACAGACAAGCTATAGGATGTACTGCAACTGGTGCTGACTATGGTACATGGATGATTGACTGGGAAGCAAGCAAGGCAGCTATAGATGCTGTTACAGAAACAGACCCACAAAACTCTGCATCTTATTTAAGGTCTAATCAACTTAAGTGGGTTAAGATAATGGATACTATTGATGAAGTCAACTATGGTGCTAATGTAAGGTCATGCAGATTTAATAACTGGATGAATGAAGCATGGAATGATGGTTGTGGAGTATATGGTACTATTGCTAATTCACAATTAGGTAAAGGTGAGTTATCTGTCAATAACAGAACTCCTTTAGGTGATATTGACCCTAAGGCAGTACAACAATCTGCAAGGTATGTAGAGAAATACTATGATGATGGACAATATCATAAGTGGTCAATTGACTGGAAAGGGGATTACACTGCATTGTATATTGATGATGAACCTATAGCAATATGTAAGGCATTTGTGCCATTCAATCCTATGACAATGCTTGTAGGTTGTTGGTTCCCAAGTGGTAATACTTATGATAAGAATGTGCTACTAGGTGAATGGGGAACTTGGTCTGGAGTTCATGCTGATTGGGAAGTAGGACTCATGCAAGTTAAAAGAATCAAGTTCAAGGCATACACTGAAGAAGAAGCTCCAACTACAGACATGAGATATGATTGTGAAACTTATGCAGAAGATGGATTAAGAGAGATTCTGTAACATACATACAACTAAATTATTAATACTCTTGCACAGGTAAATCAAAATACTTACCTTTGCAGGAGTATTAATGTTTATAGACTAAATGAAATTATGAATACTTACAGACAGCTAGTATATATGGTACTTGATGAGCTTAAGGGTTCAGCAGATGACTTCACTTTCACTGAAGACCATGTGATGTTCCTTCTATCAAAGTACAGGGCTTTCTTGTTAAAGCAAAGATATGCAGACATCAAGAAGCCAATGCCAGAGTCCAATTATCAAACTCTATGTCTTGAGCTTATTGAGGTACCGGCAATAGCTGGAGTACCTTGTGAAGGTGGTTCATACTTGAGGACTAAAGCCAAGATACCTTTTACTATGAAGGTAGGTAATCCTAAGGTATATCCTGTTGATTACTTCCAAGGAAGCAACATTACATTTATCAGCAGAGACAGAATGAGATATGTTGGATATAACAAGTTTATGCAGAACATCATTTACTGCACACTTGGTCCTGACAATTATCTGTATCTTCAATCAAATAATCCACAGTTCATCTATATGGAAAACATAAGATTTACTGCTGTATTTGAGGATTCAGAAACAGCATCAGAACTTGAATGTAATGAGGATGGAAAAATATGTGATACCATAGACAGGACATTTCCAATTGAAGAAGCTCTTGTTCCACCTCTTATTGAACTTGTAGTCAAAGAGTTAAGACAAGCTGAATATACACCAGCAGATGAGAAGAATAATGCAAATGATGATTTGGATAATGTAGCAATGACAGCAAACAGGCAGAGTAGATAATGGAAGGATTACAGGAGTTCAAGAGAAGAGTTAGAAGAAGTACAGAACATCATGAGCATAAGATAAGAAACTCATGGGGTATCTATGATGGGTATAAGTACTATAGAAAGACTAAACCCAAAGACAAGGAATACGTGCTAACAGAGAGTCAGTACTTTGCTATAACCAGAAGGATAAATAACCTTATGGCAGAAGAAATAGCTAATGGTAATGACTTCAAGATACCACATAGAATGGGAGTAATTGAGCTAAGAAAGTATGATGCCCGTATCAAGATTGGAAGTAATGGTGAGGTATATGATAACTTGCCAGTAGATTGGAACAAAACCTTAGAACTATGGTATGAAGATGAGGAATCATATAAGAATAAGACACTTGTTAAAATGGAGGAGAAGGAAATCTTTACCATATACTATAACAGGAACAGAGCTACATACAGGAACCAGTCCTTCTATGACTTCAAGTTCAACAGGGACATGAAGATAATGCTTAAACAAAAAATCAAAGAGGGAGCAGTAGATGCTGCTTACTTGAAAAAGAGAGAATACTTATGACAAACAATGTAAACTTTATTAACATAAGGGAGATACTTAGCAGAGTAACAAGACATCCCTTAATGTCTGATATAGGGCTTGAATCTGCTATCCAGTATACACTGGACTTTATTGCAGCTATGGGACTTCCTAAGATATATGTGGACAAGGTGGTTGATGTTGATATTGAGAATTACAGGGCTTTGCTTCCATGTGATTTAATCTCAATCATACAGGTGAGAACTAAACATGGTGACTGCTTGAGGTCAATGACAGACAGCTTTGGTAGTTGTCCTGTAGATAGAAATCAGGAAAGAGGAGAAAGTACATTCAAGACTCAAGGCAGAGTTATATATACTTCCTTTAAGGATGGCAGTATACAAATAGCTTATAAGGCTATACCTGTAGATGATGAAGGACTTCCTATGTTACCTGATAATCCAATATTCCTTAAGGCACTTGAATTATACATAAAGAAGGAGTGGTTCACAATACTGTTTGACTTAGGAAAGATACAACCGGCAGTGTTGAATAACACCCAACAGGAGTATGCTTTCAAGGCAGGACAGTGTAACAGTGAATTTACTATACCTTCTCCAAGTGAGATGGAATCCATAAGTGGAATACTTAACCAAATGGTACCAAGAGTTAATGAATTTAGAAAAGGATTTAAGGACTTGGGAAACAAAGAATTTTTAAAGCTACACTAATATGGCAATGAAACAAGAACAACATGTTATCAAAGGTATGCAAAGGGACTTGACTGTAAGTAAGTTCAGTCCTGAATATGCCTACGAGAACATGAATATAAGAATAACTGCAAGGGAACACAGTACTCTTTTATCTGTCACTAATGAGAAAGGTACTAAGGAAATATCTGTGCCTTCATTCAGACAGCCTAACAAGATTATTGTAGAACCTACAGGAAAGATAGTCATGCAGTACCCACTTGCTTCATCAATTAGAGGTGGTATCCTTACAGAAACAAGTGATGGGGTACAGTATAAGTATGAGATAGTACTTGAATCAGGTCAATCAGAGAGTACTGCATATGAAGGGCATCTACCTATAACACAAAGTGTTAAGGGATTCTACTTTATAGATGACTTAGTGTATGATGATACCTACCAATATTGGAGTGACTTACATCCACTTGGGTTTATCCCCGGTGGTGATATTAAGGGTGTTCCTCTTGGCAGTTGTACTATTGGTAAGTACATAGTCATATTCACTAAAGATGAAGCAGAAGGAATAGATTATATCTATAGACTTGAAGGTATAAATGACTACTTTGAAGTAACTATATTGTATCAAGGCAACTTGAACTTCAGTACTGCATACCCTATACAAACTCTTGGTACATATGAGAATGAGAATATTCAGAAGGTATACTGGGTTGATGGTCTTAATCAATCAAGGGTAATCAATATAGTGGCAGAAGAGGGAACCTATAATGGAAATGATAAGTTTGACTTCATTAGAGGATTCAATACAGGTGCTACAACCACTGTTGAGAAAGTACCAAGTGGTACAGGTATATTCCCTTCAGGAGTGGTTCAATATGCTTTGACTTACTACAATAGTTATGCACAGGAAAGTACAGTATTTTACATATCTCCATTGTTTTACACTTCCCCTACAGGCAGAGGTGGCAGACCTGATGAAGTAGTGAATAATGAATTTAGGATTATGGTTAATAATCCTGATACAAACTTTGATGGTATTAACATATACTCTATTATAAGGACTTCACTTGATGGTACTCCTAGTGTTAAGAGGGTAGCAAGTGTAGAATTAAAAGCAAGATATAGCATATATAACAAGCTTGAGATTAGTCAGACTTATGCTTACACTACACAGATAGTAGACCCTTCAGTAGTTGAGGTTTTCAAGTCAGGTAGTAAGGCATTATTGACTGATTATCCTTATGATGAAGTAGATGGAAAGCTCAAGTGGAGAATAAATGTAGAGGGTGATTCAGGCATTATTATCAATAAACAATATGACCCTGAACATGAGATATACTTCCTAGACTTTGATAAAGCTGCTGGTGGAGTTGCTAATATAACCTATGACCCATTTACTCATCAAATCAAGCTTGAAAGAAAGTCACTTGACTATGGTTACATATTTGTGTATGCAGCTTCTATCAGTAATAGAACTTATGTGGATTATTCAGATAATAACACTACTGGTGAAACATTAGACCCTACAGAGTTACTGTATAAGGGTGGTGAAGAAGTTGTACCTTATACAATTACACAGAAGGATAATACTCTGTTCTTAGGTAATCTTACCATTAAGAGGAGTGCTATTCCTCAAGACATAAGACTTGGAGTAGGTGATTTACCGTTGACCACAGAAGGTAAGGATGTCACAGTTCTTACTCCTGAAGATACTGATGTATATCCATACAAGAGTAATTTGAGTTTTGATAATGGTGTAATTACATCATTTAAGCAAGGTGAGACTTATAGACCGGGTCTTGTGTTCTTACATAGAACAGGTAAATGGTCAGAAGCTATACCTATAAGGGACTTTGAAGTAGATAGGTATATAACTGCTGAATCCTATAACAAGATAGTAAGTTCTATTGGTTCTACTCTCATTAACAGGTTAATAGACTTAGGTTATGTAGCTGTAAAGCCAGTAATGGTTTATCCTAGTTATACTGACAGGACTGTAGTATGTCAGGGCATCATTAATCCTACTTTGTTTAAGGCTAATGACAGACCTGATAATTCACCTTACTCAATATCTTCATGGTTCTTTAGACCATTATTTGCTGGATTTTTTAATGATGGTGGTTTAGATTGGGCAAGAAGTCCAAAAGATGGTGGTGTAGTTCTTGAGTTCAGACATAAGAGACCATTACCTTCAAGCTTCAATTTTAATGGTGAGATACAGTCACAAGATTGTATATCAGATGTTTCTACTGAAGCTGGCACACAGACTTGTCCTGATGAAAGTGAAGGTAACTTTAAGGTTGATGGTAGTATATGTACATTCCATTCACCTGATATTGAGTTTGATGAAACTGTAAAGTCTCTTGTAAAGAACTGTCAAATAAGGTATGTAGGTTATGCAAAGTGTAAAGCCAACTATAGTGATTATAGTATAATTGGACCTAATTCTTTCCTTAAGACAACTAGGTCATCAGGTTCTAATTATAGAATTATAAACCATGATTACAGTACAATGTACACTAAGTATGGTGGTACTAATTATTGGAATGGCAGTGCCAATGAAAGACATAGTTCTGTGAAGAAAATATGTGCACTTCCTGTATATGTAGATGGTGTTCTGACAAGAAGAGACCCAAACAAGAATGATGATTGGGATGTATTAGGTAATGATGGTGGTGATGGTAACTGGATTAACTGTGCATGGATAGTATATCCTTGGCATAGGGAAGCCTCTCTTAACAATGACATGGACAAGACAGGAACAGAAGGTCAATCATTAGTTAGAACAGGTCAATATACTAAGAAGATACTATCAAACTTACAGTACACAGACACTTACTATATAGATAAGGAAGGATATTATCATAGGTCAGCTCCTCCTACATTATATCTTGAAGGAGACAGTCAGTTTACAGGTATTGCAGAGGTTGCAGTATTTGACAGTAATGAGGATACAATCATTAAGTTGCCTATCATTAAAAATGCACTTGATGGACAACAAATTGAAAGAGTGTACAGAGGTAATTATAATGGTTATCATGGTGGAACAAGTTATCCTTTCACTATGTGTCAGATGAAGGGTCAGTATAACCCTAATGTTGCTAATCCTCTTGTAAATCCCGGTGCACTTACTGAATGGAGACAGCCATATACAAATGACCAATATTACTGGAATGGTAGTACTATTAGTGGTTTAGCATCTGAATATGGTAGAAGCCAATCATGGAATACGTTAGCACAAAGGTGGCAACAAGATGGTACAGTGTATCCTGTAACTAATACAACTGATATAGTTCCTATAAGATTTAAATCAACTCCTCATGCAGTCATCCAGTTTAATAACACCACTTATGGTCAACAAGCTGCTATGCCAGTATTAGGATGGAATGGTGGAGATTATTGGAATAAAGGTGACCTTCCTACAAGAAGTAAGGGATATGATATACAGATAGTAAGCTCATTTGGAGAAGCTACAAACACAAATGTAATAGCATTCATAAAGGAAGCATCAAGTACTGAAAACCAGCTTTTTGGAAAGATGTATAAATACAATACTACATCTAAAGAATGGGAAGAGGAAGAAATGGTTGCAGACCCATATACACAATACAGGGCATATTCTGTTGGTACATTATATGTACTTGTTAAGAAACCTAGTATGGCTTATAAACAGTATCTTGCTCCCATTACTGATGATGTTAAATCAACTTCCAGACCATTTGGTCCTAGAGCTATCATGCAACAAAGAGTTGATATTATTGGTAATACGTCCTCACAGAAAGGTGGAGAACTTGGAGATTATGATGGTGGATATATCATAGTTGATATGTACAGACCTGTGGTTGAAAACAGGTTTGGTGGAACAGGAGATGCAGCATATACTAACAATATATGGCATCCTGCTGGTAGCACAGTTAACTTCTATAATGTAGATGGCACTGTCAAACCTAGTGTGAACATTGAATATACAGAGGGGGATACATTCTTCCAGAGGTATGATTGTTTAAAGACTTATCCTTGGAGTAATGATGAGAAGAATCAAATAGTTGATTTGACTTCATTTATGTGTGAGACAAGGGTTAATATAGATGGAAGATATGATAGGAATAGAGGTAATAAGAGTAATCTTACTGCAACACCAGAGAACTTCAATCTATTGAATCCTGTATATAGCCAGAAGAACAACTTCTTCACATATAACTATACATCAAGGGATATATCCTCTATTGACAGGTTCCCTAATACAGTAACTTGGACAAGTGAGAAAACTAATGGTTCTGTAGTTGATACTTGGACTAATATCACATTAGCTTCAACACTTGACTTAGATGGTGATAAGGGTGAAGTAATATCACTTAACACCTTGAACAATGAAATCTTCTGTTTCCAAGAACAGGGATTGAGTAATATTATCTTTAATCCTAGGGTACAGATTCCTGTTAGTGATGGTGTACCTGTTGAGATTGGTAATAACTACAAAGTACAAGGTAAGAGATATGTAAGTAACCTTATAGGTTGTAGTAACAAATGGTCTATATGTCAGACTCCAGCAGGTATATACTTTATAGATAATCTGACTAATGGATTATATACATTTGATGGACAGTCTATTAGCTCATTAAGTGATAAACTTGGTTTCAGACAGTTCATAGGTGCTAACAATAGCCTTGACAAATGGAATCCTGTAGACTTTAAGAACTTCAGAACATTCTATGACAAGACTAATGATGATGTATACTTTATCAATGATAAATATTGTCTGGCTTATTCAGAGCTTATAGGTCAATTTACCTCATTCATGAGCTATGAAAAGACTCCTGTAATGTTAAACTATAGGGATAAATTCTATGCAGTCAATAAGAATAAGGTATGGGAAATCAATGGTGGTGACTATAATATGTTCTATGGTGAGTTTAAACCATTCTATGTGACTATAGTAGCTAATCAGGATGAACCTGTTGACAAGATATTCAATACTGTTGAATACAGGGCTGATGTTAAAAGAGATGGTGAACTTATGCCTAATGAAACATTCACTCAATTGGATGTATGGAATGAGTATCAGCATGGTACTTTAGAACTGGTTAACAGGGTTGGTTATCCTTCTCCACTTAAGAGAAAGTTCAGAATATGGAGAGCTAACATACCAAGAGATAATGGTAATAGAAACAGGATAAGAAACACATGGGCTTATATTAAATTGCAGATGAATAAAGAGAGCACTGATAGCATGGAACTTCATGACATTGGTGTGAGTTTCTTTGAGTAGAAATTAAGGGTGGCTAAGTCAAATACTTGGCTGCCCTTATTATTTTTATAAGGTTTATTGCATATTACAAAGTCTTTATGTATCTTTGCACAAAATGAATTAATTATGGCTAACAAGATAAAGAAGAAAAGGTTTCCTGTTAAACCTAAGGAACAAGGAGTACTTCCTTGGTTGGTTGACCATCAAGGCAATATTTATGCTGGTGGTGGTATATTGGGAGCATTGACAGGAGCTAATAAGGCTATGGATGCTTCAAAATTAGGTGGACTAATGGGTGGTGCCAGTGGTATTAGTGGTATTGCAGGTGGCATAGCAAGTGCTGCATCAAATGCAATATCAGGTGGTATGTCTACTGGTGTAGGAGGAGCTATGCAAACTATTGGTGGTCTTGCATCTAACATTCCCGGAGTAGGTGGTCTTATTGGAGCAGGTGTTAATGTACTAGGTGGTCTGGTTAACAGGGCATTTGGTAGTCAAATTAATGAGGAATTTGTTAATGAGACTAAGGCACAGACAGCAGAAGCTGCTAATACACAATTTGATAATAGCTCCATAGAATCTGTAATACAACAGCAAATGGAGCATCAGGACTTAGGTAATGTACAAAAGTCACAGGTTGGTAAAGATGGATGGTTCAGTAGTAAGGCTAAAAACCTGACAGCAAAACTGAATAAGCAAAGACAAGCTGTTAATTCAGTTAATGATGAGAAGATTAATTTGGCACTTGAAGGAGCAGATGAAATGCAAGACTTGGATTTATTAGCAAACTTTGCTGCCTATGGTGGACAACTATTCAAAGATGGTGGTGGTATCTACATAAAGAAAGCAAATAGAGGAAAGTTCACAGAATATTGTGGTGGTAAGGTTACTTCTGAATGTATAGCAAGAGGTAAAAGAAGTAGTAGTCCTGCTGTAAGAAAGAGAGCTACATTTGCACAGAATGCAAGAGGCTGGCATCACAGTTTTGGTGGCTGGTTAAATACACAAGGTGGAGACTTTAGTAATGGTATTACTATGATTGGCAATGGTGGTACACATGAACAGAATCCATTTGAAGGCGTACAAATGGGACTAGACCCACAAGGAGTACCTAACTTAGTTGAAGAAGGTGAAGTAGTATTCAATGACTATGTATTCAGCAACAGACTTAAGGTACCTAAGAAAGACAGAAAGAGACTAAGATTAAAGGAAGGTACTTTTGCAGATGCAGCAGAAAAGCTACAAAAGGAAAGTGCTGAAAGACCTAATGACCCAATAAGTAGAAAAGGACTTGAAGCAAGTATGAACAGACTAGCAGGAATACAAGAGGGAGTAAGGGAAAGAAAGAGTGGAAATAAGTTTGAAGATGGTGGCTGGAAGAAAAATTATAGGGATGTTGAAGTTCCTATGGCTGGTATAAATACTGACTATAGTGGTCAATTGCCAACAAGACTTACTGCACCTAAAGGAGTAATACCTATTGAGGAACAAGTACCTGATAGTGAATTAGCTCCTACTTGGATGAGATATGCACCAGCAGTTGGTTCTGCATTAGGAGTATTCAGTGATGCAATTGGTCTTACTAATACACCTGATTATGCACCAGCAGAGATGATAGGTGGAGCAATAACTCCAGTTAAACCGGTAGGTGCAAGACAGATTAACAACAGACTTACTTATAAGCCACTTGATACAAACTATGAACTCAATAAGCTTGATGCTAATCAGGCTGCACAAAGGAGAGCATTAATCAATACTTCTGGTGGTAATAGGGCTACTGCTGCTGCTAACTTGATTGCAGCTAATGCTAATTATGGCAATCAGATGGGTGATTTACATAGACAGGCTGAACTGTACAATCAACAACAAAGACAACAAGTTGAAGGATTCAACAGAGGTACTAACCAGTTCAATGCAGAGGCACAAATGAGAGCTGATTTAGCTGATGCACAACAAGCTCAACAGATGAATGAACTAAGGTTGAAGCAGAAGTCAGCACAGGCTCAAATGTATGATACAGCTAATATGAGAAGCTCAATGGGTAGGGCAGCTAACCTTACTAATCTATTTGAGAATATAGGTGGTATTGGACAAGAGAACTTCTCAAGGAATATGATAACAAGTAATCCAGCTCTTCTATATGACTTAGATAGTTCAGGTAGAGTACAATATAAGAAGAACAAAAAGAAAAAAGGGGGAAGATTGACTTATGGCAGGTAATATGATAGTAATAGGAAGCAAGTTCAAGCCATTCAGCTATGATGAAATGATTAAACCCATACAGGTAGCTGATGCTGAACATAAGGCTCTTGAAGGTGAGATGGGAGAACTCTCAACCAGAGCAGGAGTATTTGAGAAACTTGCTAATGAGCAGACAGACCCTGAAGCTTATGCTATGTACAAACAGTATTCAACTGACTTGGCTTCACAGGCTGAATCACTTGCAAAGAGTGGTCTTACACCTGATAGTAGAACTGCACTCTCAAAGATGAGACAAAGGTATAGTCAGGAGATTACTCCCATTGAACAAGCATATAAGAGAAGAGATGAATTAACTAAGGAACAAAGGGAAGCAATGTTGAAAGACCCTACTCTGATGATGAGTCAGGCAGCTTCAACACTTTCATTGGATGATTTGATTAAGAATCCTAACCTAAGTTATCAGGCTTATAGTGGTAATATGCTTACTCAACAAGCTGCTCAAGCTGCAAGGGAATTAGCCAAGTATCAACAGGAGAAACCAAGAGAATGGAGAAAGATTCTTGGTGGTCAATACTTTGAAAGCATGATGAATAGGGGGTATACTCCTGAACAAGTTATCATGGCTGCAATGGATGACCCTAATGCACCTAAGGAACTGAAGAAGATAGCAGATGATGTATATGCTTCATCAGGTATTGATACATGGGGTGATGACATAACTAAGCAAAGAGCTAAAGAGTTTATAGGTAGAGGATTATACAGTGCTATTGGTGATACACAATATCAACAGGTGCAGAATCAAGAATACCTTGACCCACTACAAAGGGCTAAACTAGCTGCTGCTCAAGGTGATAATAGTAATCCTAGATTAGGTTACAGACCAGTACCAAGAACTACAGTAAAGGATGCTGAAACTACTCAATTACAAGATGAAATTAACTTCCTTCAACAGGTAAAAGAGAACCCTGATATATTGAAAGAAGAGGCTGAAAGAGAAGTAAGAAATGAAGCAAGAGCTTATGGTGCTACTTGGGGTTCTTATGGTACTAAAGAGAAGTATCAACCTAATAGAGAGAAGTTAAAGAGAATCACTGATAAGTATGGTACAACTGACCCTGACTTTATTATACAAAAGGCAAAAGCTGAAATCAAAGGAGCAGCCATAAGAGACTTTACTTATTCAACTAATTTAGCTGATAATAGCTTGTTAAATGATGTGGTAACACAGAACTTAGCTACTATGGCTATTAAGGATAAGATACCAGCTTATGAGTTCAAAGATGGAAAGAAAGGCAAACAGCTTGAATCTGATGAACTGGCTGAAATTAAGCCTAACTCTGGTCACTTAGACTTTGACCCTCAAAGTGGTAACTTAGTTTATGTATATAGAGACAAGAAGGACAAACTTAAAAAGGCTGTACTTGACCCAGAAGTAGTAGATGATAAGAGTAGAACCTTGAGAAACACTCAACAGTTGATAGAAGAAGCCAAAGAGAAGAAAGATTATGCAAGCATGAGCTTATTGATTGACTTCTATATGAGTGAACTTGATGGTAAGTTCAACACACTTGCTAAGACTCAAGGCAAGACAGACAGTAAATTGTTTATGGAATAATATGGCACAGGATAATTTTAACTATGGTACTCCATTAAAGGGAGTAAATAGAAGACAAGGTATACTTGATGAGTTAAAAAGGAATGGATATGATGTATCATTTGCAGACCCTACACCCGGCTATGCTGCAAGACAGCAGGAGATGAATATAAGCACTCCTGCTGTGCAGGAAATAGGTGTAGCAGGTCTTAATGATAGCATGTATGACCAAGATATTACTTCTGCAACTCAACTTGATGACCTTAATAACACAAGAGGAGAACTTCAACCTTGGTATGCACAATTAGGTGCAGGTCTTGGTAAAGGTGTAGTACTTGCTGGTACTACATTTCTTGATGGTACTCTTGGTGTAGTAGTAGGTGCAGCTAATGCTATAGACAAAGGTGAATGGTCAGGGTTCTGGGATAATGACTTTGCTAAAGGAATGAAGCAAGTAAATGATTGGTCAGAGCAAATGATGCCTAACTATAGAACCAATGAAGAAATTCAGAATGACCAAAATGGTGAATGGTACAAGAATATATGGACAGCTAACTGGTGGGGTGACAAGTTCATCAAGAACTTAGGTTTTACTGCTGGTGCTATGGCTACTGGTAATCTTGTATCAGGTGCACTTAAAGGTGCTCCTGCTATGGTTAGGTCTATAGTTGGTTCTGCTGTATCTGCAATCAATGAAGGTAAGATAGAAGCATATAACAATGCTAATGAATGGTATGACTTTGAGAAAGCAAAGGTAGATGATGCTTATCAACAAAGACTTCAAGCTATAGACCAGAACTATAAGGGTACTGAAATGTATAATGCACTTATGCAAGATGCAAAACAGACTTATGACCAGTCCCTTGCCAAGTTAAATGAGGATAAAGCCAAAGTGGGTAATGTAGACTTGGCTCTTAATATACCTATTCTTACAGCATCAAACTGGTTTATGTGGGGTAAATTGTATTCTAAGGGTGCTAATACAGCAATCAGGGATACAAAGATAGCCATGAAGAATGGTAAATATGCTTCAACTAGAATGCCTGTCAAGGCTGCTGCTGGTTTCTTATCAGAAGGTGCTGAAGAAATGGAACAGAAGATTGCTGCTACTATCCCCGGACTTAAGTATGGTTCAGAGGTAGAGAACTTCTATATGTCCAAGTGGGACCCAGAAGCTGCACAGCAATCACTTAATTGGTTACAGGCATCAGCTAAGGGTATTAGTGATACAGTAGGTGACCCAGCTTCATGGGAAGAATTTACTATTGGTGCTATGACTGGTGCTATGGGTATGCCTATGTTCAGAAGTGCTAAATCAAGTGAAGGTAAATGGAGAAGTCCTGTAACTATTGAAGGTGGTATAGTTGGTGAATTTAGAGATTATCAAGAGGGTAAAGCCAGAGATAATGAGATGATTAACTACTTGAATAGTAGAATTGAAGACCCTAATTTTCAGAACTATTATCAAGGATTAGTAAGACACAACTATTATCAGAATCAAATGGATGCTGCTGCTGCTGAAGGAGATGTTGCAGGATTCAAGGATGCAGAATCATCACAGTTTATATCTGATATTGTCATGTTTGACAATGCAGGTAAACTGAATGACCTTACTGAAATGATTAATCAGGCATATGATACTTCTGATGAGAACCTCGATAATATCATTAAGAATACTACTGATGAGAATGGTAATGGTCCTTTCTCTACCAATGGTAATGCTATGGACAGAGAGGATATGATTCAAAGTCTTACAGAAGATAGAGATGATATTCTAAGGAAAATCAAGGATTACAGAACTACTAAGGACAAAATCATAAGAGTAGGAAGTCCTGACCTTACAAGTGAACAAGTGTCAGAACTTACTTGGCTTAACATGAAGCATGGTGACTATGTTGAGAGATTCAATGAGGTTGCTGATGATGTAAGAGAGGCATTGAAGATGAACTTTGCAACCCTTGAAAAGGAAGGTAAAACTATGGATAGAACCATACTTGACCTTAATAACCAAGAGCTGCTTGCAGTACTTGCAGACCCTAAGAATGAAAGCTTTGTAGCAATGCAAAGTGCTGTCAGGAAGATTCTGAATGACAGTTACAATATTGACAAGGTTGATATTGAACAATCTGTTAAAGACCTTAAGAAGTTAGCAGAGAAAGCTGTAGAGTTCAGTAACAGGTTTACTGACTTGCTGACACATCCTGAAAAGATGCAGGAAGCAACATCAGCAGCTGATGAACAAGTAGCTAATAGGGCACAAGAAGAGCAACTTGCACAAGTAAGAGGACAACTTACTAATGCTCAATCATTCAGTGATATAGCAGATATAGTAGGTGAAAACAATGTAGGTGATGAACTGTTAAGCGAGAATACTAATCCACTGGCTAAGGACTTCAAGAAAGCAATGTCATTTGGTGCTGAAATGGGTAAGCTTATCAATGAATCTGAACTATCAGATGCAGATAAAGAAGCTCTTAATGCATTACTTGACAAGAGATTCAAGGAAGAAAAATCACTTGCTGATTTAACTAGTCCTGAACTTATTACAGAACCAGAAGGTGAACTAAGTGAAGCAGCTGCTAATCTATTTCAGAATATGATAGCAGAAGCTGCAACTAATGCACAGGAAAAGGATGATATTCCTGACCCACTTCCTACTCCACAAGGTAGAGATACTGACAGTGAAACTACTGGCAGTGATGCTACTGTAACAGTACCTACAGAAGCAAAGAATCCTTATACAGACCTTATAGGTGAGGTTAATAATACTGTTGACAAAGAATATCTTGATGATTTCAGTCTGGCTCCAAGGATTAGAACACTTGAGACTTTGGTGGCTAAGGCTGCTTCAACCAAAAGTGAAGAGGATATAAGAAAGGCATCATCAGAGTTGAACAGTCTTATAGATGATATAAGTGGTTTACCTGAAATGGCAAGTGAGGATAACTATAATAGAGTACAGAAACTAATAGGTACTATTGCAAGTAGAATACCTCAAATACCTTCTGCTTCTGTCACCAATGAACAGGAGTTAAATTACCTTGACAAGGATACAGAATCTCTTCCTGCTACAACAGAGAATAGATACTATAGACCTGCACTTAGTGAGTATAATACACAAAAGCTTGCACAAGGTGCATTTGAGCCACTAATTGTAAGTAACCCTAATTATCAAGGTCTATATAACTTCTTACAGTCTAAAGGTGCTTTTGATTATGTCAATAATGGAAATGTTCATGAAGGAGATACTCTCACACTTAAGGCAGAAAGAGTAGGAGACTATGATGAAATAGTAATGTATAAAGGTGACCAAGTAGTTGGTACTTTACCTTCACTTGCTACTGCTAAGAGTAAGAACTATGTAGGACTTGCTAACTTGATTACTAGAGTTGGTAAAGGAGAACAGGCTACACTTACTGTTAATAAGGTAATGTTAGGTAGATTCAAGTATGATAGAAACCAGACTCAATCTGTTAAGGATGTAGTTAAAGGTGATGTCAGACTTGGTGTAATGAAGAATATGAACTTACAGACTAATGGTGATATAAATGCTGAACCAGTATATGATGAAGTTCACTCTGATGGTAAGGTATATCTATTACTTAAGAACAGTAGAGGTACATACTCTCCTAAACTAGTAAGAGTCAAGCACTTTAATGCTGAAGAATTTAATCTTGGACAATTAAGTACATCAGGCAATAAATCTGCACAAAAGATTCATGCTGCAATAGATAAATTGTCTAAGATAAGCAACCCTGACCAAGCATTGACTGCACTTAATGAGTTAGGCAAAGTACTTCATCTTGATAATACTTTCCATATAAGTCTTGATAACATGGGTAATAACAAAGTACTCACTGTTAGATGGCTTAAAGATGGAGAATATGTAAGGAAGAACATACTTGTTGAAAGAGGTGGAAGTGGTGTAATGACTCTTGACCCTGTTCAGGGTATGCAATATGATGAAGCTATACATTCAACTCCTGAAGAGATATATGATGGCATACTTAATGCTCTGTATGAGTATAATCCACCATTTAATATATCAGCAGGTAAAGTTAACACAGGTACTTATAATCAAGATATACTGAATGATGACTTACTTTACACACACTTGACTGACACTCAAATGACTGGTAGTTGGTTCACTACTAACTATTATGATGATGCAGGTACAGAACAGAAAGCAGTTAACCCAAAGGGTAGAAGCTTTAATCCTGCAAGTGGTAAAGAAGGAGTCAGTGTAACTGTAGGTGGAAGTAGATACTATGTAGAGAATGGTAACATTTATGATATTAATGAGAACTTAGTTACTCCTTCTAATGCTGGTCTTATCAGAGACTTGGCTTATGCTGAATCATTATATGGCACTAAGACTAATGGTGCTACTATGGATAGAAACAGAATAGTATTACCTGATGGCAGAGTGCTTAATAGGTCTACTCAATCTTATTTATCTACTAGTGAAGCTGATGATGTCAAGAGAGCTATTGAAGGCAGACAGAGTAAGGTAGCTATTATTAACTCAACTCTTCAGAGATTACAGGAAGACCAACAAAAGGTCAAGAGAAATCCTGATGGTACAGCTGATACTTCTTCAGGTTCTTATATGGTAATGGAAGAAGATGGACAATACCATGAATATAGTAGAGTTCATACTGTTATAGGTAGTAACTGGACAGGAGAATTTAGTGGAAACAATGCAGCTACAATGGGTAACCTTGTGGATGATATTGCAAGAAGATTCTTTGGTTCTAATGAGAAGATTGAGAAACCTTCAAACATGAGCCAGCCAGCATTTAATGCATTAATGAAAGCTCTTAAGCAAATGAGAGTCAATCTTGAAAATGCAGGTGAGAAACTACTTACTAACAGGATAGTTGTATTCCATAAGTATGAAGATGGTACCAGAGTTGCTGGTGAACTTGATGCTCTTAGTGTTAATGAACTGACAGGTGAATTTAATATATATGACTTCAAGACTAGCAGATACAGCTTCCATCCTTTTAAGGATAAGTCAGGTGCTGTTATAGATTACTTTAGCTCTGTTGGTAGTAGACAAACTAGAAGTACAAGAGACCAATATACACTACAACTTAGTGCATATAAGAATCTATTTGACAGTAGTTATGATGGTACTATTAATGCCTTAGCACTTGTACCATTTGTATTGAACTATACAAAGGATGAATTACAAGGAGTTACAGCGGAGAAAGGAATTAAGTTAACTTATAATCCACTTGTACCAGTTAAAGCTGCACAAGGGGTTAAGATACCTGAAACTCCACCTGTAGTAGACAAGTCTAATGAGTTATTACAACCAGAAGTTAAACAGGCTCCAGCTCCTAAGAATGGATTACCTGATGCAGTTGAAGGTTATGTGATACTTAATGGACAAGTCACTAAGGGTAACATCAGACCTCTGACTGAAGTACAAGGATTGCCTGTATATTATTACAGAGAACCTGTTGTAACTAGAGGACTTAATCAGGGAGAAACTACATTATATAAGCATTATGCAGTGTTTAATAATGGTAAGATGATTCAGATTATACAAGGTTTACATAGTGAAGATTCTATGTCAGAAGAGAAAGCATACAACATGATTAAGGATGCCATAAGCAAGAATCCTGCAAGAGTTGTAACAGAATCTCAAGATGTAACAGAACTTAGTGGCAAACCTATTGTGGTCCAAAAGAAGAATAAGTTACTAGAAGCAATGAAGGATTTGCAAGATGTTAATCAGAATAATCCTGAATATACAGAGGGGGGTATCCCCAAAGTAGCTGAATCTCCACAAGAGAATACAGTTAAACCTGAACCTTATGATTCATTATTCAATGACAGTCATAGGAAGTTTGATGACTTGGATATTGAGACTCAAGAACTGCTTGAATTAGCAGGTTGGAGTAGTGATTCATGGAATGATGCTTCTGTTGAAGAGAGAGATAAAGGTCTTGAACAATTAGGTTGCTTCTAAGCAAGAAAAAATAAAGGGAGATAGAATTAACTATCTCCCTTTTCTTTTTATCTAGCATCCATTTTAAACCACCTTGCTGGTTGGTCAGGGTCAAGTGCATTAAGTACTTGTTTCCTGAATGGAAGTAAATCAAATATGTATTTTTCAGCTTTGGTATATCCCTTATATGGACCAGTCTCAATGACTTCATCATAGCTTTCAGGATAGAACAACTTGATTACATTCCTTAATTTCTTCATTGTAGAAATAATAACAGTTGGGTCATCGAGTAGCTTAAGAGATTCATCAAGCATTGTAGGACTTGGAAGCATAACACCAACATCACTCTTTAGTCTTAGTGCTGAATATGCAGCCATTCTAAGTGCCCAAGGTTTATCCTCATCATCACCTCCTGCTTCTTCAAGTAGACCAAGTAATAATGTAAGACCAATATAGGTTCCTATCTCCATTAATCCCTTTCTAATGTTACCTTTCTCAAGAGGAGTAAGCTCCTTCCATTGACTGATAATATCAAACTCCGATTGCTTGATGTCCTTATACATTTGCTTCAAGAACCTGTAACCAGTTTGGTAATAACCCTCTGTATAGTCCTGTAAGTCAAAGTTATATTTACCTCTACCAAATCTATTTAACCATAATGGTCTCATCCAGTCTCTATACATCATAGCCATTCTACCAACTGCTAGTTGTTTTGCAGCTATTCTGTCCTCACTGTTATATATACCATACAGGTTATTTTCAATACCTCTTACTCTATTTGAGAAAGCAAGTATATCATCTTGAGTAAACTGACTTCCATCAGCCTTTGTTACACCTTTCTTAAGCTGTAATTTAGCACCCATGTTCTTGTTTTTCCCATCAATAGGAACTACTTCAAGTGCATTCCAAAGACTAATGTTATTACCATTTGCATCCTTCAATTTGAACCTGTCAGCAAGAGCAATAGCAATCCTGTTTTGTGTCCAATGGTCACCGGCTTGAGTAGTGAAGAATATGGCATTTTCTCCTATTAATCTTGTTGCCCAAGTCTTTTTGTTCCAATTCACATTTCTGACACTTTGCTTGTAGTCCTGTTGAACATTAAACAATTCATCAAATAGTGCAATCTTGCTTGTCTTAATTCTATTACCAATCTCTGCAAGATATGCTGGAAGATGAGTACCATATTCCTTATCAGCATAAGCTAATTCCAAGTGATTGAAGAACCTGCCTGATGCAGCTTCAATGTTACTTGTTGCAAAGTTCTGTAACATGTTGGCTGTACCTGTAAGTAAGCTAAGAGCTGTAGTACTGTAACTTGTCATCTTCATAAGCAAAGCCACTGCCTTATTGGTATCAATCTTACTCTCACCAATAGTGCCACTATCCTTCATGTATCTACCATATACTTGCATCTCCATGAATGAATTAAGCTTATCCATGAAGAAAGAGTTACTGCCTTTCTTAGTTAATAGGTTCTTTACTTCAGCCCCTAATACTTTGAATCCTTCAACTCTTCTCTTATCACCTTCAAGGTCTGCTACTTTTCTTTCAGCAAGTACAAGTCTGCCTACTTCAAGTGTATCAAGTACTTCATTCATTCTATTGAAATCATTGACCATAGAAGCATAAGCTATCATAGATGATGTAGAATCAAGAGACAAGTCTCTCATATCTTCAAGTTGTCTTGTATAATATATAGGTAACTTATTAACTGGATTACCCTCAAAGTCCATTAGTACAGACTTATCATCCTTATATTGTACATCAACATCATCTTCTCTTCTTACTAAGGTATCCTTCATACTTTCCCAGAAATATTTGGCTTTGTTACCGCTTCCTAGCATCCTTTGTAAGAAGTCTCTCCTAATCTGTGGTGCCCTATTTACTTTGGTATATTCCTGTGGCAGGATATTATCTAACTTAGCCTTGAGGTTCATAATGAACTTGTAATACTCCTTTTGTGCAGAATTAAGGCTTGCAAATGCCTTGCTCTTGTATTTAGTCATGCTAGGGACAATATTGTTATGTTCATCCCTGCTACTGTTTTCTGCATACCATATAGCTATTTCCCTTGACCTTTCAAGTAAGTCCTCACCTTCAGGATTCTCTCCATACTTATTCTTAAGATAGTCATTGAACTTTCTCTTTTCAGCCCTATATGTTGCCCAGTCTACAGGTTGTACAAAGTAACCTGTTGGTACACCATTGGCATCTCTTTCATACATCCAGTCAGTATTCTTGATACCAGCTTTCTCAAGTTTCATAGCAGCATACTCAATATCTTTTTGCATATTGATAGTATCCTGTCTAGCTTCAAACTTTTGCTTCTTGACTACTTGGTCATAAATTTGTAACATAGGGTCTGAACTGTCAGCCATACTATCAAGCCATCTGTCAAAGAAAGTAATATCCCTATCCATTGAAGTAACAAGTTCTTCTGCTGTATAAGTCTTTTTGTACTTATCTCTAGCAATAGTGATACTTAATCCTTCACCAACAAATGGTTTAATGAAATCAGTAAACAATGTCTTACTTACATCATAGAAGTCAGCACTTAAGTCCTGTATAATAACAGTATTCTGGTCAAGAAGATTCCTCAACTTATCCTTGAATCTATTATCACCTTCTGCTGATGCAGCATTCATATCCTTTCTGATTTCAAGTATGATACTACCATAAGAAGACATATAGTTTCTGATGTTCCTTAATGCAGACATCTTCTCATTAAGAGGTGCATCCATATCTACTACTGTACTTAATCTACCTTGTAGTTTCTCAAGCACACCAAGACTGGTTTGTATATACTTATATATACCTTCTAGTGCTTGATTCTCTGCAATAGATTGATTCAACTCTTCAATATAAGCCTGTTGAGCTGCATTGAAATCTTCCTTTTTACCATATATCTTCAACCTCTTTAGCTCTTGTTCAATGATTCTATTAAGTAGATTGACATCTCTGTCAACCTTAGAAGTAAGACTGTAGAACTGTCTGTTATATTGAGGACTGTTAACCCTTAGGTTGAACTTACCTGTAGTGATGTCCTGTGCAATCTGATTGGCTTCATTCTGTGCCTGTTGTACAATAGCATCAATATCAGAACCATTGAATTTTGAGAAGAAATTTTTTAGAGAGGTTAGGAACCTCTGGAACAAACTGGGACTTGGAGAGTAAATGTCATTGTTGACAAGGGCTTTAGCTACCATTTTACCTAGAGCTTCTTCAGCTAACATTCTCAAGTCTCCATTATACTTGGCTGAATAGTTATCATAGTCAGTACCAAGTATTCTCCTTAGTGCTTCTTCATTAGTTAATGAGTTGATTGCTCTTGTCTTTATAGGATTCTCTCCCATAGCTTCAATAGCAAAGTGAGCAAACTCTTCAGGTAATGCTGCCTGTCCTTGTTCACCTTTAGCAAGTCTGATTACTTGCCTTAAACCAGTAGCAGTATCCATTGCTACACTTAAGTCCATAACACCATTAACACCTAATCTTTCTTCAAGACTAGTGAGTGCACCAATACCAATACCCCATGAATTAAGTAAGCCCTCAAGCTTCTTGTTCAGACTATAATTAACAGCAAGTCTTTGTGGCTCACTGTTTCTCTTTTCCCTATTAGGTTTAACAATAATAGTAGCACCACTGTTCTTGCCATCATAAGCTTCCTCTACCGTGGCAAAGTACTTGTCTCTGAATGGACTGTTATTGTTAAATCTTACAGCTTGTTCCTGTAATTCAGCTACATGACCATAGTCTTTAGGCTGTAATACTACCTTGCCATTTTGTGTATGTCCTATCTCCCTATTAAGCATAGAAAGAGTCTCACTCTCATCTTTCAGCTTAGATATACCAATCTTGTTAAGTAAGTCATCAAATAGTGGCTCACCATATTTATCATGCCTTACACTAGGGAACTTCTTTTGAAAGTCCACACTCTTAGCTCTAGTGTACCAGAACATAGCATCTTTCCTGTTGCCAAAGAAATTCTCTAATTGAGAGTAGAGAGGGGATACTATCCCCTCAACTACCTCTGGTCTTAATTTACATTTTTTTGCCATAATATTATTATAAACAGAAACTTTCACCACTTGCAGGGTCAAAGTCATTAGGTGTTAAATTAGCAAGTTCATTTATCATATCTTCTGATACTTCATATCCAAGTACTCTAGCTACATCACTTGTAGGATGTGAAACATCTCTAATATCTCTTGTATCTTCTACTGGAGTATAATCATCATATATATCATTGAATGAAGTACTTGGTTCAGCACTTGAAACAACACTTTCCATAGCACTTGCATCCATTCCATATTGATATTCAACATACCGGTTCTTTAAACCTAAAGGCTTAATCCTGCTGTACTCTGCTGTACCAGCATCAACATTAATCAGTTGGAAATACATGTCCCTACCCTTAACATTGAAGTAAACATATTCATGATATGTGAACTCCTTGTCAGTACTTGGGTCAAATGGCTTAGCCAACTGCTTATCATCAAATGAAGAGTACTTATCAAGTTTGATATTAAATCCTTCTGTATCAACACCAACCTCAATTGAACTCTTACTTACATCAGGTACAAGACTTCTGTTATCCATGTGATTCCTTACATACTGTCTCCAGAAGTTATTGACATCAATTGGATTGGTCATTACTTCTCTAAGACTTCTGATATAGTCTCTACTGTTTAACTTAACCTGTGTACTTGTCAGATGCCCAAAACCTGAAGGACTGAATCCAAAACCTTTGAAATAATTATATGTGAACAAGTCTTTAGCCATTTGAGAGGTTTCCTCATTCATATATAACAATGTAGTCCAGTCTCTGATATATTGTTCCTTTTGCATAGGAGTTATCTTACCTACATTTGTGAACACTATAGAGGGAACAGGATTATATTTAGTCCTACCAATAACCTTAAGTCTATTGATGAATGACAATTTACTTAGTTCAGGATGAGCTTCTTTAAACTTAGCAAATTCCTGTGGGAATTGATTGATAAAGTAATCTCTTTTCTCTTGAGCTGTTCTTGTATCATCTGCACCAAATTGACTGTATTGACTCATATAATAAGTCAAGATGTCATTGTAGATACTATTTCTGGTCTTTTCATCAAGTCTGCCAAACTTGGTTACATCCTTAAGCATTGCAATTGCCTTGTTGTAATTGTCAGTATAATAAGGTACATAAGGCTTAAACATATCCTCTGTTCCTTCAATACCATAAGTGAACATTGCTTGAAGAATAGGAGTAGGACTATTAATGATTGCATTTTCATCCATTCCAAATCCAATGAAGTCTATACCAGTTAAAGGATAACCTTCTTCCTGTGACTTATTAAGCAAATCATCCACTCTTTCAATCTTAACAACATTAGCTGCAATAGATGGACCTGCTGCACCATTCTGTGTATCTGCTCTAGTTGCTTGAGTTAAGTCTCCTAGGGCAGTTGATAACTTGCTTAACTTGCTGAACATGTATCCAACCATAAGCTGATTACCAAAGAACTGTGCTTCTTCGATGTTTGATGAATTACCTGAAGGATTATTGGCTGCTGCAATGTTACTTGCAAGCTCACTATCTGTGAAGTTATGAGAATTAATCTTGTCCCTTGTGTTGATGTTTTCGCCACCTGCAAGTTTCTTATATTTCTCAAGTACTTCATTGATAACATCAGTCATTCCTCTTCTAGTATTCTCAATCATTTCAGTTATCTCTCTGACAATAGGCTGACTGATAATCAAACCTGTAGTCATAGGAGAATGACCCATTTTTAACAGAGTAAATGCTATATCAGCAGTTACCATGTTGAAGTTCATATCACCTGCAATAGGGTCTTTAGCATTATCCACAAATGCAGCAAGGAAACCTGATACATTTCTGGTAATAAACTTACCCTCTGCATTCTTTATGTCATGGAATGAGTTATACTGGTGTCCATTGATTGTCAGTACATACTCTGGTGCTATACCCAATTGGGTACTCTGCATTAGAGCATGTGAAGCATTATGGTTAGCAGCAATACCAATCAATGATGCTCCAGACATATTCCTTTGATGTAGATTAACCCATGTATCTGGTGTAAGAGGATTCAATACTTGTTTACTCTCTCTAACAATATTATCCAGTTCATCAAGGCTATAGTTGAGTAGTTTATCTACTCCACCATACTTGCTCTTAAGCTGGTCTAATGTGTTATTTTGTAAGATAGTAGCAAGTCTTGCTGTTCTCTTTTGTTCATCAAATCCACCGGGGTTAAGGAACTTACCAGCAGTATCACTGTTAGTAAGTACTGACCACATAAGGTCTATCATCTGACTGTCTCTCTGTGGCTTGTTATTAGCCTTTGCATTGTTATAAATATCCATCTTGGAGTCACCACTTACCTTATTATAATTGTACTTATAGGGTACAACCTTAGGTGTGTCATGTCTATACATCTCCTGATTCTCTTTGAACCATTCCTTATATACATCATTCTCCTCAATGTCTTCTTCAAGACCAAGCATTTGGTTAATCAAGTTAGCAGTATCAGCATTAGCTTTCTCAAAGTCTTTCCTAGCTCTTGCTCTGTCAAAGTCTTCAAGATAGAAATCATGGAACATAACATACATCTTGTCCACATCAAAGTCAGAACCTGCAATAGTTGTAATATCTTCTGGTAGAATAATTACTGAACCAACTTGTCTTGGTAGGAACCCAATCACTCTTAATGGAGCCATTGAATACTTATCCTCTGTTGGAACCCTGTAACCTATTACTTCTCTTAACTTCTCTGGTACAATGAATTTACCACTCTCATCCTTCTTGTTGATATCAAGCTCATGTGTATTTGGGTCTAGCAGCAAGTCATACAGTTTCTCTGATGGACAAGGTAGATAACATTCCATGTATTTCAGTCTCTTGTTTTCTCCTTCACCCTCAAATACCATCTGTGGTTTTCTTGCTAAACCATAAGCACTTGCCTGAATAAGAGCACCACCTTTGATTTTCTGCTTAGTAATCCTGCTCTTAATGACACTGTTCAGCAATGATTGTATTCTCAAAGCCTGTGAAGGGTCATCAAGTGGTATTGTAAATTCTCTTTGTTCATTAAGTGATAATGCTTCAAGTAGGTCTGTACCATACCTTGGATTATTTCTTACTTCACTTTGAAGAATCTTCTCAACTTCTTTTGGGCTACCAAATATCTTCTGTACTTCTTCAAACTTCTCTCTGATATTGGCAACATTAACTGCATTGAAATAATCAAACCATTGGGCTTTAGTCATTGACTTCTTACCATAAGTAAGTATTGCATCATCTGCAATATCAGCACCTATTAACCTTCTAATTTGAGTACCTACTAACTGTTCTTTGTCAATACCATGTTCAGGAGTTGCAGTCTGAATACCATAGTCATTATAGTCAAACTCATGCACATAATTAGGATTAGCCATACCTGATGCTACACCAGTACTTTGTTCAAGTACTCCCATAACTTCTTCATAGCTTTCAACACCATTTATGTCAATTACACCTTGTTTTCCATCCTTGACTGCGCTCTCAAACTGTATGACATCTATCTCATACTTCTTCATGAAGTCTGACATAGCTTTCATTTTGGGAGAAGCAAGTATTTCACCAAAGATAGCCTGTGTCAAAAGAATCATCTCCGAGTTCTTATTTTGTGTAGAAACCCTTATCTGACCTTCATCAACCTGATTACTTTGGTTACTTTGAGTATATAAGTAAGGTTTTCTGGTATTCCACAATACAGTGAAATCTCTTGCTGACCACTTATTATCCTTGAAGTTATTATATGCATCCTCTTCTTCTTGTGACCACATATCAGCCATGATTTGAGTAGCCCTAAAGCTGTCAAGACTTCTATATGCTTGAGCATCAGCAACATTCACCTTTTCATACTTACCTAAGATGACAGCTCTATCATAATCAGTAAGTTCTCCTTTGGCTACCTTTGCATCAACTACTTCCTTAATGTCATCAAAAGATAAGGATTTGTGCTCATCATCCTTCAAGTATATAGTCCTTTCCTTTCTAGGTTCACCATTAGCATCCCTAGCCAGTACAGGATTTCCATTCCAAGTAGCAAGTGTATTCAGTCTCTCTGATGGAGCATGAACTTGCTTGTTTCTCTTCTGAAAGTCCTCAAGGTCTTTATAATAAGCTAAGTCAGTAGTAAGCATCTGTATCATCTGACTTTGGGCATAAGTACTATTCCAGTACCATTCCTTTAAGTCTAATATTACACCATCCTCACTATACCTGTTGAAGTTTACAAACTTGGCATCTTTAGCATCACTAACTCTGTCAAATACACCAATCTTTCTCCAATTCTCAACTGCAAGATTAAATCTGTCATTCATGATACTTGTCACAGTATCCTTAATGAACTGATTTACTTCTTCCAATGTGGCATTGTTCTTGATATTGGCTAATGTTTCTTCAAAGCTTAAACCATCAAACTTCATTGTATTGAGTTCAGGGAAGAACTTAAATTCAGCACCACCTTTTGACTTCTTGGTAATATCAAAGTTTCCTATCTCATCAACACCAGATTCAGCTCTTTTCTTGACTAAAGCTATCCTGTCTAGTTCCTGCTTAACAAGTGTAATCATCTTATCACTTATAACATTCTCATAGTCAGCAATATATCTTTTCTGTCTAATGAACTCCGCACTCTGGCTGTCTGACAACATAGGTACTTGATACCAAGCAAAACCTGTATCTTCCTTACTGGGTTCAGCAAAATATTGATTGAATAGAGCCAATGTAGCATCAAGTGCACTCCATCTGCTGTATTCCTTTCTGTTGAACTCAAGAAGAACCATGTGGTCAAGTTTGTCTCTTACCCTTTGGTCATTCCTTATATCCTCAATCCATTGATTTCTCCATACTCCATTCTTGTTGAACCAATCTACAGCACCATATTCTGCATCAATAAATTCCTCAAAACCTTCTCTTCTTAGCTTCTTAAGCAAAGTAGTCAGGTATGAAGGATTCACATGAGCATATCTGGTTTTATCACCTTGTCTCACACTACTTTCAACAGTATCTTCATCAACAAAGTTAAATACTTCTGCAATGCTGTTGAACTGGCTACCATAGATGTTTATCAAGTCTGCTGGTTGTCCATCAGTTACCTTATCATTACCTTTATTAAGGTCATAATATATGGTCCTTAATGCCTCAAGTACTTGTCTGATTGCTACTGGATAGGAAGTATTATCTATTGCATAATTCAGAGATTCTTGCAATGTCTGTTTTCCAATGGAAATACCTAACATATTAAGTGCTTTCATAAGGTCATCGTTGACCTTAGTGTCATTAGACAATCTAATCTCATCTTCTCTATCAACTCTTGAGAACTGGCTAAGGATATTGTTAACAAGTTCAAGACCGGTTTTAGCTTTAGATAGATGAATGTCACCATTCTTATCATATAAGCTGTCACTATCAAGTATGTTACCAAATTCATAGTTGTCTCTCCATTCATCAAAGTAATGAGCTGTACCTTCTGCCTTATTGATAGACATAGTTTCAGTCTTGAATGAACCATCACCTATTGCTTTTCTTTTCTGAATCCAATAGCTTAAATAATCCTTTCTATATGCTCTGTAGAAGGCAGTGAATACTTGATTGTCAGACTCAACTTTCTGCAATATCTGTCTAGCCCAAGGTTTCCTTGATGCAAGTTTATTAAGCATAGGTATCATGTCTCTAGCATCTACCATATCCCTAAGACCTTGTATCAATTCTGAATGAACATAAGAAGGTTCAAGATACTGTTCATAGCCTAAATCATCATAGTCATAAGTACCTCTTCTGTTAAGTCTTGGTATCTGTCTTATGATGTTTCTGACTCTGTTACTAAGACTACTGTATGAAGCAACTTCTCTTACATTAGTCATCCATCCATCCTTATAGTTCTCTTCCTTGTTCTCTGCATTATCATCAATAGAATTACCCTCTTCATCAACTGCATCAGTATTAGTATCTTCATCAAGTTCATAGTCATTCCTTATATCCATGACTACTCCTTCTGTAAGACTAAAGTTAGCACTTGCTTCTTCTGCTAATGCCTGAAAGTTATCAAGTATCTTCATGAATGACTTATACTGTCTGTCTGCCTTCATTTGAGCAGCTTTCAGCTTCTGTTCATCACTAAGTCTTGCAGCCTTTGGATCAGCATTAATATTAGCAAGTTCTAATTCAACCCTTTCCTCTTGAGTAGCTTCTGTATATGCACTGAATGTCTGTCTTACTTTCTTGAAGATGTTTGAAGGTCCTAATCTCCTTATCACTTGAGGTCTGGTGAGCTTTGTCATATCATCAATAAGCTCTCTCTGCTGTTCATAACTAGTAGCTGCCTCAATTCTTTTATTGAGGTTACTCTTCATTATTTCCAAAGATGATGTTACCTTATTGCTGAATAACCTAGTAATCAGGTTGACTCTATTCTTCCTTTCAATAGGAGTAAAAGTCTGACTAACCTTAGCTAAATCTTCTCTGAATGAAGTAGTCTCTTTTTCAGAAGCAAACTTGCCAGAATTAACCCATTTGTCACTGAAATATACATTAGCTGGTATATCACCAGCTTCAATGAACATATTAATCATTTCCTCACCAGTATATCCATTAAGAGTCTTCTCATTAAGGTCATTAGTATAGGCAACCTTAAATTGTTTATCAGGATTCTCTGTAGCCACCTGATACATCTTTCTGATGTTTTCAATAATCTGTTCAGGGGAAATACTTCTAAACCCATTATTCTCCTTAACTCTAAGGTCCTTAGTAGGTAAAGCATAAGCATTTCCTTGAAGTCCTTCTCCTTGACCATAAATAGCACCAAATTGTTCTCTTGCTACTCTTGCAGCACCAGCACCATGTCTGCCTTCAGGATTACTACCAAACACAAACACAGTATTTTCATCTGGTGTTATCTTACCAGAATAACTGTTTACACCAGTGGTTGCTTGTCTCTGCTTAGCCCTGAAATCATTCAGTTCTTTAGCTGTGGGAAAAGTATCTATATCCTTGTTGTTCTTCTCCTGCCACAGCGCAATTAAAGCCTTGACAGAAGCAACAGTTTCACCTTGAAGTTTTCTAGCTAGTTCTTCTACCTCTTTGGTAGTGGGAATACATCTTATAGCCATATTATTTCTTTATTAAAATTATGTGCAAATATAAGGGTTACTTTGTTAATATGCAAGTTATTAAGGATAAAAGTTCTATTTGGCATATCAATATACTTAAGGGTTAATAAGTAAAGGGTATGATATTACACCATGCCATTACTTTTATAGATTAATTAACAATCTCAATCAGTTCAGGTGGAATCCCCACACCTTTACCTTCTGAAATGTCTTTCAGTGTCAGCTTAACCTTTTCAGGTTCAACTTTGTCTATCTTGAGTTCATCAATAGTATGACTGCTGATACCACTTGTAGTGGTTGTAACAGACAGGAGTTTTTGAAGCAAAGCATCTGAAACACAGACATAAACAGGTCCTTTCTCTGTATTAAGAACAGAGATGACTGTTTTCTTTCTTTCTTTGGTTCTGCCTTCAACTCTTCCATCAAGAAACTTAACCAATACTTTTGTACCTACTTCAATCTCTTCAGATTGTTCAGGTTTCTCTACTGGTTTCTCAACAGTTTTCTTTGATACCTCTTTGGATGCCTCAACTTTTGATTCAGGGATAGCAATCTCAAACTTATGACCATTATGAATACTACTCCAGAACATGGGTCCTTTTACAGATTTACCCCAAGTAAAACCACCTTCAAAGTATCCAGCATCAGCTTTCTTTTGAAATACTGCCACATTTCTTGGGTTACCTTGTCTTTCTTGTTCATCAAGCATAAGCTCAACAACATGAGGTGGATAACCCTCAATAGCTTCAATACAATCTTTCTTTGTTACCATTACTCAACAATGTATTTAGTTCCACCAATTTGTAACCATTTGATAGTGTTGATATTAACAGGTCTGATGTTATCTTCACCATCAATATCCATATCAACACAATTGTATCTACCATCTCTTGATTCAAACTGAATCTTGAAACCTCTCAATACTCTATCTTCACCTTGTTCATAAGGTAGAATAGGTTCTTTAATGAACTCTGTAATCAGAGTTTTAGCCCTGTCAGCCACACCTTTCTTGCTGGATTTAACTTTGTCAATATCAGTACAGAACTGATTCACCAAGTAGTCAATCTCTGCCTGTAAAGCCTTCTTAGTCTTAGGTTTATCCTGCTTCTTAAAGCATACCGTAAATACTTGAGGAGTGTGAATACCTTCAAAGATAGACCTAATACCTTTAGTACCATCTCTTTTATCTTCTTTGGTAACTTTGACTTCCTCAACTACTTCATCAGCACTCTCAATATAGTTGCTGACATACTCCTTTCCAAGCCTTACCATATCACCACTTTCAAGGTGTTTGGCTTGTACTACACTTCCAGTTATGGAGTTTACTACATAATGTGATGTTTCACTAAGCACATCACCTACTTTTAATTGTTTGATTTCTTTCATAATGTTATTCTATTGGTTTGAATTTATAACCATACTGTATACCAGTCCTATCTGACTCCATTTCTGCCATATCAGGTAGAGCATACTGTTTACACCATTCTTCAGCCCTGAATACTTGCACCCTTAAGTCAGGTAACCAGAATGAGCTACCATCAGGATTATTTTGAAGAGACCAGTAGTCAGCAACTCCGACTAAAATAGTGAAGCATATATGCAAGTCATTTACACCTCTAGGATGTAGCATTATTCCATAGCAATCCCCCAGAATATAAGCTCTGGGGAAGTTACTTTGTGTATGACTTACAATATTATTATGTACTACTTCACCTTGAGGATGTCTATTCAAATCAGTTCCAATAAAATCCTCAAGATGCTTCTGTAAGTTAAAGACTTCCATTAAATGAACTCTTTAAGTTTACTCATGCAAGTCTCTGTATTCTTCACAAGCTCACTGGTTTCAGCTATCCTAGTCTCAATAGTTTTGATAGTCTCTCTATCCTTTTCAATATCTTCCAACATTTCTTTTGATAAAGACTCTGCCTCATTATATGCAGAAACAAACATTGATTTTACCTTACCCAATCTGTCAGCAAATGACAGTTTAGGCTCTACTGCTTTTGTTTTCTTACTTCCAATCATGTTATTTTAAATTAAATAGTTTTACTATTACAAATATAAGGAACATAATAGTTCCTGCTATACCAAGTATTATACCTAAACTAAACAGCAACATATCCTCTTTTGAGGAACTCCTCATGCAGAGGATGTGCTAACTCTCTTGCTTGTGGATGAGCACTACTTGCATCTCTTAACTTAAAGAAATCTTCCCACTGTGATACAGTACCAGTCATTATCAATTCAGTCTTTAAGAAGTTACACAAGAATCCTCTAGCCTGTTGAGCTGTCCATCCTTTATTTAACCATTTAAAGTATATGTTCTCAATGGTTTGCATATCATTCTTAAATTCTTCACCTTCCTCTTCTTCATTAAGCCAAGGTGGAATGATGAATGAAACAGAGCCACCAAACTTTGACTTAATATAATTGCAATACCTTGTACTTTCTTGAGCAAAAGAATATACTCTATGCCTTACATACTCATGACTTACACCTCTGTCACAGATGAACTTAACAGTGATTCTCTTCTCATGATGTTCTGTAGGTTCACATTGATATTCTAGGTCATTAAGCCAGCCATTCTCTACTAGTACTCTTAGATTAGTAGTTATATAACTACTGTCCACATCAGATGATATACTAGTGGAATATGGATTACGCATATACTTCTCAAACTTCAACCTTGAGACACCATAGTCAGGTATTTCAAGATATACAGTACCATGCTCCAACATAGCACCATGACCACTTGCTATCATTCTATCAACAAATGTTTTGGCTGTACCTTCTGCTATCTTGTCTTCTGACTTATAGCATACTCTACCAGCACGCTCAATTTGTTTGTAAACTCCTTCAAGACCGGGTTCTTGTTCCCAGATTTCAAAACTTGGTTTAATTAATCTCATATCACTCTGTTATTATTTCAAATTCATCTATTGTCCATGTACTACCAAGTGCTTCATGAGGCTTGAATATAACATCTTTAGCTAATGCTTTAATCTCATCTTCTGTAGAACCTTTAGGTACCTGAAAGGGAATGCTCTTACTATAAGTAATACTAGCAAGTACTTCCACTTCCTCATAAGGTTCTTCATTGTAAGGTGCTCTGGGGTCAAAATTACCCCCTAATGGTAAATTATCCATTTTCTTTAATTTCTTTAAGTCCAATTCCAAGTTGTTTTCTTTGATTAGCCTTCTAGCAATAACACTTTCAAGTTTAGCAGGTATACTTATATGCCTTCCTTTATCATTCAAGTAAATGGCATGGTCTCCACTATGTCTGTCATAATGGAAACCATTTGCCTTTACTATCTTGACAAACTCTCTATGTATATATTGTTTCATGTACCTCTTTGAATCTCTACAACTTGTTCAGCCAATAATCCAGCACATGGTGGCTCAATGATTTCTTCAACCCTTGTAACCTCATATAGATGCTGTCTTCCATTAAACACTCCTTGAGCTTTAAGTAATCCTTCTGCCTGCTTAGCATTGCCAGCTTTAACAACTGCACAACCTTTGCCTATGCCAATTACATTAAACTCAACTACCCATAACCTCATAGGTACATTGCTAACAGGACAGACTTCTCTGTCTCTATTAGGTGATGTATCTATTGGTCCACAATATATTCCTGTCTGTCCCATATTAACCAATTATATGTTTATACCTTTCATAAGTGGCTCTTATGATTTCTTCACCTACTGGATTCTCTCTTTTAGAATATCTTTCAATACACACTTCAAGAGGGATAAAAAAGTCTTTAAATTCAACTACATAAGGAGAGATTAATCTTGAAGTACTTGCAGCTAAATCCTTATAGTAAGTAACTTCATTGGAATTAAGATTCATATTATCAATTACAATATCATATCCTAACTCCATAGCATTAATCATGAAATCTTTCTTTATTTCAGTAACTATCCTCTCCCTTGAAGGAACCCAATATTTACCAAGCATATTTCTGATGTCATCATTATTGAATCTCACCCTATGCTCTGGGTCTTCAAGTACCCATTGTTTAGCCCAAGTAGATTTGCCACTACCTTGTATTCCTCTACATAGTATAATTCTAGGCATTGTCACACTTCTTTTGATTATCCATCCACATTACAGTCATCACACAGTAATTAGCCATATCAAGTAATGTGTCCCTAATAGACTCATCCTTAACTAATGCTTCCTCACCTTTGGATAACTTCTTGAATCTTAACCACTTGTCACCTAGTCTGATTCTTGCAGCAGCAAGACCTTCCTCATTACATGACCTTTCAAATGAATTACCATAATCATGATTCTTTTTTACAAAAGTTTCAATCATGCCTTTGACTATCCCTGTAAAGTCATGTGCCGGACTAGCTAATGATACAATGCTTGTTTCCTCTGCTGCCTTTATCATTTCTTCCATTCTTCTTCCATTGTTTATATGTTTCAAACTTGACTATAAAGTCATTTTCTTCTCTCACAAATAGCTGACCTGACTTAAGACTTCTATATGAAATACCTTCAACCCATTTCCTAGTTGTAGGGTCTTTAATCAGGCACTTCTCACATAGAAAGTACTGATTACCCCTGTATACATATACCTTGGTCTTTTCAAGTTTATCAGCTATAAACCACATAAGGAACAGTAGACCTATTAAGCCTACTGTCACTATAGTTGCTATTATAATCATATCAATGAATCCAAAATTTACCTACTTCTGCTTCAGCAGGAATAGGAAGTTTAGTACAAAATACACCTGCTGCTTCTTCCATAAAGAACTTAAGTTTATCTGCTATTTCAGGCATAGTTTCAGGATACTCAATACAAGCTTCATCATGTACTAAATTGACTATCTTTACTACTCTAAACAGGTTGTTTTCAACAATCCATTTAAAGAAGTTAGTCATAGCATACTTAAGTATGATAATGCCTGTTCCCTGTGTAGGAGAATTAAGTCCTAATCTACCCCATTTACTAACAGCTTTGAAATGAAGAGATACTCTTCTCTTCATCCAAGTCTTATGAAATTCATCACCAAGTTCCTCCTTCTTTCTTCTATATTCATCCCAGAAGTCACTGTCAAATTTAGCACCTTCAATTAACCAATATGAATGGTCACTCCAGTACACCTTATGTCCAGTTAGAGGATTAATAAGAATATATCCATTCTTCTTTACAGACTCCAAAGCTCTCTTACCAAAGGCAGTTACCCCCGGAAAACCCTTATCATAAGCATCACCAATCTTGTCAGCTTCTTCTATTGGGATACCCAAAGAATCTGCTATTGAAGAAGAGCCGCCACCAAACTGTTTAGCAAACTCTGGTGCTTTGGCTTTCTTTCTTAAATCAGGTCTTTTCTTCTTGATATCCTTAACCTCTATACCCTTAAGTTCTTCAGGAAAACATGCCTTGGCTACCAGAGAATGCATATCACCTGAACCATGAACAAACTCATGAATCATTGACTTCTCATTATAAATGTCAGCCCCTAATCTTGATTCAAGTGCACTATAGTCACAACTACAGAATAGGTTTCCTTCCTCACATATAAAACAACTTCTTGTTCTATTGTTACCCGGCAAATTCTGTACTTGAGGATAAGCACATTTGAGCTTATTGTTCTTAGTATTAAGTGGCAACTTCTTTAACTTAGCCAAGTCAGTGTTAATCTTTTGAGAACCACACGACATTCTACCTGATGATGCACCAAGTTGTTTGAATACAGTATGTATTCTACCAGTCTTGGGATTAACAGCATTAAGGTAAGATTGTCCATAAGTAGAACACACCTTATCAGCTTCCTTATAGTCAAAATAGACCTTAAGGAAAGCATCATTTATACCTTTCTGCTTTGACAGTACCTTTTCAAGTGCTGAATCAGCTTCCTCTCCTGTACTCTTACTGATGACTGTAGTGTTAAATCCAAGTGTCTTAAGAATAGGCACAACTTGTCTTGAACTATCCCAGTTAATCACACATATTGGTTCAGTATTAAAGCCTGAAAACAAGTCACCTTGCCTGTTTATCATAACATATTTACTAGGGAGTCTCTTCTTAATCTTACATTTGTAAGCTTCAAATTGTGCTCCACAAGAATCTGTTATGTCAAGCTCTGGTGCTCTAAGTTCATTCTTAAATGACTTTCTTTCATCTTCTATATCATCTTCCTCTTTGTCAGACAATGATATATAGGCTGTGAAATACTCCTTACCAGTACATGAGCTAACTATGAAGTCATTAAGTGAACTAAGAAATACCTTCTGAATCACTTCATCAAATATCATTTTCTTCTTCCACTTAGCTTCATCAAGTTTAATACCACACCATTCAAGATAGGATATAACAGGAACAAATTCACATTCAAGTCTTGCTCCATTAAGTAAGCCCTTAGCTCTAAGGACCTCAACCTGCTTGTTCATTATAGCCCCAAGATACATGACATCTCCTGCTGCATATTTAATGACAGAAGTATCAATACCTCTCCATATAATTTCACCTCTGACTGTCTTGTCAATATCTATTCCTAGATACCTGTAAGCAATAGCCTTTAAGGATGCTCCTGAATGGTTGTATATAAACTCTGCTACATCAGGTACATTGTTATACAGTAATGCTTTCTTTGTATCAGAGTCAAGCTTGTCATATCCTTCATAGTTATAGGCAAAGTCACAATATTGATTCATTGTCTCATTGTCCATACCCACAAGGAAGAATGGATAGCCAAGATAGATTAACTGTTCCACAATCATGGTATCATAGCATTGAGTAACTATTATACCATAATTAAAGAGAAACTGCAAGTCAAACTTTAGATTCTGACCTATCATAAAATGAGTCTCAATGTACTCTTTGTAGACCAAAGGAGAAATAGTGGTAACATCTACCACTATTTGATTCTCTCCTTCAATATCTCCAAATTGCATCATCAAAATATCATTAATATGTGCATCCCTGCCATTAGTTTCAGTATCAAACTGAAACATATTCCAAGTAGACAGCATCCTTAATGATTCCTCTACACTTATCTTGGTATAGGCATCATCAGTGAATAGTTCAGATTGACCACTTACAAAATAAATCATTTATTCAAATGTTACACTATAACCCTTACCCATGATGTGGACAATAGACTTGACAACTGCATCAGCTTCTTCAAGTCTTTCACCTTCAACTATCATAGGTCCACCTGATGGGTCTATGAATTTCCTGCCACCTGTCATGCCAGACCTTATCATTTGGTCACTAGTCTTTAACAAGTAAGTCTTTGATTCTTCTCCATTAGGTTTCTTCAATAGTTTGAGGATATTGTTCTCACCATACCTTGAGTTAAGTTTGATTAATTCTTTCATGTTGTTGAGTAAGCTACAAGTTCATCAAAGTCAATCACATATTTGTACTTTTGAAAGAAGCTATTGCCTAATACACCATGCAGGTTTACACCCTTTTCTTCCTTAAGCATACCAAAGGTATTACTCAAGTCAAGTACTTGGAACATATCAGCATAAGCTACTCCCTTATACTTTAAATCAATACTGACATAATCAACTTCAACTTCTGCACCACCTACACCATATACTGTACCTTCAAGGTCAAGTTTTGCATGTTCAATAGTATCAATTAAGTTACTATCTATAATGCAATAATTGGCACCTGTATCAAGCAAGAAGTTTAATTTCTTACCACCTACTTGAAAGGTAATAATTGGCAGGTCTACCAAGTCCATAGTCTCTCTGAAAGAAATCTTTCCTGCTGGGTCAATATTCTTTCTATGTCTAGCTTTTTCAACAATGTATGCAATTGCTGCAATAGCAAGCACTAACAACACTGTGAATATCAGTTTATAAATAAACTCCATGTTTTCATTTGTTTATAGTTTAGTTAGTACTTCCTATACCACCTCTTGAATCATTGCCAAGATGGTCTACTTGTACTAGCTCTACCTTATTACTAAATACCCATTTAAGCTTCTGCCATGCAGTTGCAAATTGGGAGGGAACAATCTCAAATTGACAAATCCTAGTACCTTTGGGTATAGTGGTTGCCTTAATAGCAAGTAATGGAGCCTTCCATTCATCTTCATCACCATTATAAGTATTATCAATAATACCTATACTATTGGCAATCTGCACATTCCATTTACTTGGTGTGCTACTCCTACTATATACTTTAGCAATCATACCTTTTGGTAACTCCATTGCTACACCTAGTTTAGCCACATAAAGTTCACCTTTCTTCAAAGTTACCTCTTCCGCTAATACTAAGTCAAAGCAATCAGATTTATCTCCTTCTACTCGTATGGGCATACAGCCCAATGTTATCTCTTTAACTTTTACTTTCATTTTTATATTTCCATTTATATCCAGCATAAGAGTGTACTGGGACTCTTATACCATTTTTAACCCTATATCCATTCAAACAGTGTGATAAACTTCACAAGTCTAAATCTAACTCCCTTGCCGCTTCTGTCTGGCTGCTCCATTCTTTTACAATAGTGCCATCTAAATTAAGTTGCACAATGGGTATGCTCCTTGAAGCAATGAATCTGTCAGTTCTACCACCGTAATTTAGATTATATATTCTATCACACCATTCTAAATTAGAAACTTTGTTATTAGTTCCATCCTCATCTATGTGATTTATCTCTGGCAGATTACTAGGATTTGGTATAAATGCCTGAGCTACAAGTCTGTGAACATTTCTTCTAATTACCTTATCCCTGACTTGCATACTGATGGATTTATATGTTCTATTTTTACCAGATAATGTAGGTTTTAAGTTCTGTATATTTCCAGTCCCATTATAATTGAGACTTCTTATATTACCTAAATTACTTACCTGATATCCATCAAATCCATCAATATCTCTCCATACTTCAATTTCAGAGTTTTTCCAAAATAGATAAGTAAAGTCATACATCTCACCATCAATAATTCTATAAAACCTTTGGTTGGTAGTAGGACAGTTTAGAGGACCTGATTTCTCATCATATCTTCCTAACTTTACTATATCAAAATTACTAATGTAAATGTGTTCACTTAACTCATCTCTTCCACTATACCATGCAACCTTTAATGATGGAAAACACTTTCTAACAAATTCTGCTAACCCATCTACCCTAACAGTATCATTATCTCCACCCATAAAAGAAACACAAGTAATGCCTTGATTCTTCTTAATGAGGTATTCCAGAACATCAAGTGTTAGGACTTTTCCAATATCCTCTGCCAAGTAAGAGCTATGACAGCCCTTACAATGACATGGACAATTAGATAAGTTGATAGCTAGTGTAATCTCATCAGGAACTTCTGACATAACTACCTTAGTATCTACATACTTAATCATAGCTCTATGTTTTCAATCTTAGCTCTAATAACAAGAACATCAAGGTACTCTTTCATAGCTTTAAGCTGAAAGTTATACACTTCTCTTGGACAGGTTGGAGTAAAAGGGAGTGTACCATTATCCCAATTAGACACCATCTTCTGTAAACCTTCATACCTGTTCTTGAGTTGCATATACTCTGCCAAGAACCTCTCTTTATAGTCAGCAGATAGCATAAGTTCTGCCGATTTCTTTAATACTTCATTCATATTCTTTAATTTACATTTTTACTATAAACTCTTTGAGTAGCATCCCAATATCTTCCCTTATCATAACCCTCAATAGGTCTAAGGAAACCAACCACTCTAGTCCAAATCCTCATAGGATGTCCACACTTAGGGCAACTGTCCATAGGATATTTGGCTATAAAGTGACATTCCTCATTAGTACACTCACTGTTTGGTATGTTATAAGTAAAGTAGGAAGTGCCTTTCTTGGCAGCATAATCCATTAGTGTAAGATATTGAGATTTACTCAAGTGTTCTTCAAGATTACAATGTAATCCTACACCACCATCAAGTAGTTCAGTGAACTCTTTACCATGTAATTTGAACCTGTCAAGTACACTAGTATTAGTGTCCCAAGCATTGTAGAAATAACTGTTATAAATCTTGGTGTCTTCGGGCACGAAGTACCCATCCTCTTTATCCCAATTATAGTTCTTTGAACTTAATCCTTCTGCTGGAACTAATTCAGTGTTGAACTTGAACTTCTTGCTGCTATGTAACTTGTTCTGTTCACTGATAGTACCTGTAATTAATCTACAGAACTCCTTGTATTCCTCATTGTAACTTACTTCAATACCAAAGTACCTTGCTGCCTCATTGATACCATTAATACCAATAGTACAGAACAAGTCTCTCATACCAATATATCCAGCAGTTGAAGCATTGAACATACCTCTTTCCTCCCATTCATATAGAATAGTCTTATAAGCTGTATGATACTTATATACTCTTTCAAGTATGTCAACCAAGTAAGCCTTGATACCTTCTGCAATTTCCTCTTTATGAGCAAACCACCTAAAGCAATTAGGTGCAATAAAGCCTGCTGCCCTATCTTTAGCATCAATTCCTCTTACCCAGTCTTGTACAATCCTATTCAAGTTGAGTGTAATCACATTACAACTACCTGTCTTAACACCAGTAAGACCATTAGTGAAACTGAATACATTCTCTTCAATCTCATTCCTTAATCTACAACATGATGCAAGACCATTAGGGTTATCACTTATATAGACAAAGAATGAGTGTCCTTCACTATGCATTTCTGCTGTAAAGTCCTTATATTCTTCATCAAGATAATTACCTTCCTTATCAGTAAGAAGAGCCATAGTTTCAACAGGGAAAGTAAGCATAGCTTTGGTTCTTTCTCTATTAAACCACTTCATGAATTTCTTCTGTAGATAAGATACTCTTTCCCATGAAGGCTGTGTGCCATCAGGGAAATAGAAGTCCTTGAACAGTGCTTCCCAGTACTTACTGTCATAATAGGAAATATTGGTAAATGGTGATTGCCAACCCCTATTCTGTGCAGGTTGATTGATATAATATACAATTGTCTGAAAGGCAGCTTCAATCTTCTGACCTATTGTCTTTCTATCTCTTACATGCTCTGAATCTGCATATACTTGCTCCTTCAAATGATAGTCCTCACCATAATCCTTGACACAATAATAGTCAAAGTAATTGAAGAACTCACCAAAAGCTACTGCACCCTTACATTGTGCTGATAAAAGAAAAACAAGATTGTTGAATTGACCACAGAAACTTGACAGATGATTGGCTATCTTAGGAGTTACACCATCCATATCCTTGATACCATTACTTACTAATGGGAATAATGATACAGCTTCACAGTAATTCTTAGGTACTGCTGAACTGGCTTCATCATGAATATAAATGATATGATGCTCTATATCCTTCTCATACTGCTTGGCAACTTCAGGGAACATGATGTTGAGCTTTTCCTTCATTCTGGCTCTCTGTATGATTCTATTCTTAACCTTAGGTACTTCAGATTCAAGAGTGACTACATTCTTCATGGATATATTGGCATTGGCATCTGTCTCTGATGATGATGCTGCATTTTCAGTAGACTTGCTGTATTTCTCCATATAATCCAATCTGTCTTTAATCTCTCTTGCTTCCTTATGTCTTTCCCTATAGATGATATAAGATTTAGCTGCCTCAAAATGATTGTCATTCATAAGAATCTGCTCAATCTTATCCTGTATCTCTTCAACATTGATGTTATCTTTGTTTGTAAGACCCAAGATGTTAGGTATCATTAGGTTAAGATATTCAGGCATTAATTGCCCAACAGAGTTGAATGCCTTAGTTACTGCAATGAGTATCTTGTCAAGGTTAAACTCTTCAATTGTTCCATCTCTTTTTGTTACTAACATGTCTCTAGTTTAATTTTCATTATACAATCATTTGCAAGTGCTTCCTTACTGTACCTAGTGGAATTGTTCTGATAATATACCAAGTCTGTGAGTATCTTTCTCCAATCCCTTAGAACATTACCATTTTCATCCTTGAGGTCAACTTCACCAAAGTTTCCATCAAATTCCCATATCAATGGAGCCACAGTCCTTCTATTGATGACTATGAATTGATAGTAGGTTATCTTGAAGTCCTTGAAGTATTCATCCTGTGCTATACACTGTGCTAATATATAACTATATAACTTAGCCTGTATGTCATATCTCCATTGACTGAATGAACCATTAAACTCCTCTTCAGGATGTCCTGTAGTCTTTAGGTCTATAGGGTATATAACCTTATTCCTATGGTCTACAATGAGTTCATCAAACATACATCTTACAGGTATACCATTATAAGTAGCCTTAAACTTCAACTGAAAGACTTTCTCAATATCTTTTACAAAGGGATTCATGGTAAAGAATGAACTTGTGGCAACATTGTTCCTTAGTTCTTCAACACATCTGATAACATCTTGATAGTCATCAGTTGAGAGTACAGTCTTACCTTCTGCAAGTGTAAGTAAGTTGTAATACTCATTACAGCTTTCCTTGACATTCTTGACCCTATATGCTGCATACTTTGGATTAGCATAGTAATTATTAGCCAGAGCCACCATATCTATATCTGAATCAGGTATTGTATCTACCTTCCTATGTGTCTCTTTAAACTTCCTATGCAGTTCCTTTGTAATAGCAATAAGGCTATCAGACAAACTGGGAAACTCACATACTACATAATTCTCATTGAAGGCATCTTCACCATCAGTTAGCATGGTATCAACTGCTGACCCAAATTGTAATGATGGAGTATCTATCTTATCATAAAGACTTGATAACTTCCTGAAACCTTCTCTTTCAAATCTGCTCAATGTAGAGTAACTTATTGCAGGGTCAGCCCTGTACTCTGGCTCTGAAACTTGCCAAGAAATCTCTTTTATACTTTTCATTTCCATCTCCATTTATATTTATAAGCAGTAGTCCTATTACCATTACAGCATTGACCAATATGTACACCATGTTTAGTGACAGTATCTACTGATTTGGCTGCTTCCATAACTGAGTTATACTCTGCTATTTGATTTCCATGTAGGTCTAACTGAATAACAGGTTTGTACTGCTTACAAATAGTATTAGGGTTTAAAATATTCTCTGACTGACTGACATACCTTAGGTTGCTTGCCATATTATTCAATGGATTTCCATCAATATGGTCAACAACCTTATTATCAGCATGTCCTAAGAATGTCCTAGCAATTAACCTATGCAACCTGTGACTAGTTCTTCTACCACCTTTAGTTAAAGTAACATAATAGTATTTATCAAAGTTTAGTTTAGGGGAAAGTATTCTCTCTTTGTATTTTCTAATACCTTTCTCACTAATCCTAATACTAGCAAGAGCTTTAATTCTTCCTAAGTTACTAACCTGATATAAGCCTTCATACTCTGGTAAATCTTTCCACTCTTCTTTAATACTCTTTATATTCTTCCTCACTTGGCAGTTGTAGTTGCTCAACATAAACATCAACTTCTGCCTTTAATTTCTTCAACTCCCACAGGTCAACCTTAAGGTATTCTTCCTTTGGATTATCACCTCTGACATTCTTATTTACTCTAAAGATTGCAGAGTCCACTAGTTCTTGTAAAGACTCAAATTGTCTTTCACTGATAAACCTTTCTCCCAGAGGTATATCACTCTCTGGTAGATTGTTTATCAACTTCCTCATTCTGTCTACTGCCGCCATAACTTTTAATTACTTTAATTGCTTCCAACAACTGTCTTTTACCAAATATCTCAAATATAAGGTACTTATCATGGTCAGGATAACTCTCTATGAGCTGTCTGAACATCTTGAATTTAACAGGAAAGACATCATTAGTCTGCCCCTTGACTTCAATAATTACCTTCATACCTTCATATTCAAGGTAAAAGTCTGGAGTGTAAGTAATATCACGTAACTTGGTCAGGTCTAGCTTAAGTAGTTCTTTCTTAGACTTTGTGTAAAAAGGTACAGTAGGTTTACCTCCACTCCACAACACATACTTGTGTGGTTCATATTGGGGTTCAAGTCCATTATCAACTAAGGTTCTGTAAACCATAGACTCAATCTTGGACTTGAACTCAATATTAGCATACTGTGTTGGAGTAGCATTTTTAACCTTCTTGTTTTCCACCTTTCTTTACAGGTCTTGCAAATAGTTCTTTCATTGGAACCTTCAGGATATGCTTAGCTGCCATGGCATCATCCAATGTTCTGAAGGCAGCAAAGTTTCTGAAGTTCTTGATAAGATGTCTCTTGTTTTCAGGTACTTTACCGATTTCACCTGTTGCCAGACTGATAATCCAGATTTCCTTACTTCTTTCAATATGGTCAGGATACTTCTGGTCAAGTACAATTGCAACCTCTCTCAACAGAATTTGGAATACTGCTGTAGGATAAATCTTATACAGGTTATCCAGATACTTCACCAAGTTACTCATCTTCCAGCCAATTCTGTCAGCAAGATGCTCAACATAGAACTCAATGCTAAGATGAGTACCACCTTCAGTGCTATTAACAACAGTTAATACACCATTAGCAACAGCTTTCTCCAATACTTCTTCTGTAGCAACAACTAATTCCATTGTTCTTCTACCAGTTTCAGTATTGAGGACTTTGCAAACAATAGGTGTTCCTATCTTAATCTCATTACCCTCTGAATTTAAATACTTTTTCATGTTACTTTATTTATAAAATTAATACTCTTTATACCACTCAATGGTGATACCGTATTTACTCTTCAACTCCCTGTTAATATCAGTGAACAGTTTGGGATTCATCTTAGTTCCAGTCCTTGCGTTATATGCAGGATGAGGCACTTTAATTACTGTTCCTGTTTGAATATAAGGCTGAAATGTACCAGCCTGACTTCCAAATAATACATATATCAGTCCTGGGTTACTCATTGATATGTTCTTCAACAAACTGCTGATAAATGGTCTCCAAGTCATAGTATGACTTCCTACCTTGTTCATCTCTACAGTTAATGCAGAATTTATCATTAATATACCCTGTTTAGCCCAACTTTCTAAGGTCTGGTCAAAGATAATGCTATTATGTGGAATCTCAAAGTTAACTGCTGCTTCTTTAACAACTTTTAAAGAAGGAGATAACTCATCTTCTGGTACATCAGCCCTGTTGCCAAATAGTATTCCTGTAGCCACATCTTTTTGAGGATATGGGTCTTGTCCAACAAATACTACCTTCAACTCATTATAAGGACATAGTTCAAATGCTCTGAATACATTTTCAGCAGCTGGACAGACTTTCTCTGAACTGTAAATTCTGTTCATTGTGTCTATAACTGTATTCAGTTCTTTTTGATTTATGACTCTTATCCAATCTCCAAAATATTCCTCTAGGCTCATATTTTCATGTATTCTCTCATGAGTCCAATATTTTCCCTTAAGAAATCATTGACATTCTCATTACTGAATTGAGACAGTTCAGGCAAATCAGGTTTACGAATAAACCTGTCACTTACATCAGCTATGATGATTTCAGGCATCTCCTTTGTATATACTCTAGTATTACCTTCACCAGAATAATTGAACTTATTATGTACCATAGAAGTAACTGTATTAAGAGATGCTCCTTCTGTTAACACAGTAGGAATAAGTTTCTTAAGGATGTTCTTCTCAACTGGTCCATCACCTGTAAATACCTTAGGACTGATATACATTATTGGCTTTAGAAGTTCAATAAATGGATTAGTCAAGTTATACTTGACTACATTTAACATCAATAACTCCATTCTGCTGTTAAATATGACACCAGCACCACCATAATATACAAGACCTGTATTAGTTGTTACTTTACACAACTTATAATGAGTAGAAGTTTCAAGCATGGTTCTTACCATAGAATCTGATGTTCTCTTGGTCTCCTCTTTGCCTACAAAGGGAGAAGTAATATAACACTCAATTATATTATCCTTATACTCCTCAATGTTTGCAAAGTTCTTGTTATCAATAAGGATTGATTGAACCTCTCTCCTACAGAATATAGGAACCTCAACTTCAGGACCTCTTAGGTCTATTTCAAAGAACCTTTGAAACACATTGTTACTATTGAAGTTAACCAGATTAGTATCAATGTTCCTTGTGAATGAGTTATTTCTGGGAAAGTCAAGACTTCCTAATACTGTTCTTTCATATATTCCTGCCATTACATTTCAACTTTAAAATACATTGTATCAGCTGCAAAGGAAGTGTAGAATGGTACATCTCTTGGCATAATGGGATTACACTCATTTGCAACAAAATTCACAAAGATGTTGACCATAAGTGATGCAATCATATTAGCCATGAATGTAGTCTGTTTATAACTACATACAGTAGCATCAGCAATTTCATCACTAAATAACCAGTCTCTTTGATATTGTTCTATTGCCCTTGTATCATTACCTTGAATAGCCAGAACTTGTAGCTCTTCTGCTGCAAGTCTGCCATCAATAAGCAAGCATTTACCTCTCTCTTCTTCTGGTTTAGACATTACATGAGCATACCATTTTTTGAATACAAGCTTCCTTGCAGCCATGTTATCAAATCCACAAATCATGATGTCCTCAACAGCACTGTTCTCATTATACAGTCCATTCATAGCAACAGTACTATGATAGTCAGCATAATTAGCTACCATATCTGCAAGAGCATCAACTTTTGGATGATCAATATCACTTCTGCCATACAACTGACCTGACATATTGACAGCTTCAACAATATCATTGTCAAATATGACAAGTCTTGCTGGTTTCATCCTTGCAAGAAGGAATCCAATATAACTACCAATACCTCCAACACCAGCTAAGATAATGTTCTTAGTCTGTAGTTGTTCATACCATATTGCACCACTGAACCTTGTAGTGGTTTCATCAACTGCCAAAGACCCTGAGTTAAGAGGAATCTCAATATGATTAGCTAATGCAAAGGCTCTACCTTTAGCATCTGCTTCATCAAATCTTCCAGCCCAGTAGTTATTAACCCAAAACTCTTTCATGTTGTTACCTGCACCAGCGTTGTTCTCTTTAAGAACAATTCTCCATACACCATTATTAGGTGCACTTGCATCACTTCTTTCACGACGATGGAGTGCTCTGCTTGCTTTTTGGATTATGTACCAAGTACCTGCTTCAATTCTCTTGATATATGTTTCAAGTTCTGTAGGTCTACCTTGTGGACTATAGCCACAACATACATAATCATTCTCATAACCTACAGGTGGTTCTGGCTCTGGTGGAACTGGCAAAGGTTGTTCAGGCACAGCTACAGGTACAGGCTCAAGTTCAATTTCTCCAGTAGCAGTCACTTCTTCCATAGCTGCTTGAAGTTGTTGCATTAACTCTATTGATTCAGGAGTTAATTCCATTTCAATATTAGTAGGAACACTAAGACTCTGTGCTATGGAAGACTCTGTGGATACTACTCCTTCAGTAATTTCACGAGTTATCATTCTTCTTAGCTGCTCAACAGCAGCATCTCTTACTTCTTCATTCATGTTTAAATCTCCTATAAGATATAATCATCCAAACAACTAATATAAGACTTCATCCATACATTTGATGGAAGTTCTTTAAGTGCAAGTCTTACTTCATAAGCAAGTATTGCAATCATCTCTGCGTCATCAAGTATATCAACCAATGTATCATCAGTTGTATAATTGACTAAGAAATCAATGAAATTAGATGCAAATACCTCAAATTCCTTAACAGAATCAAACCTGTCTGAATACACCTTATCCATTGAGTTCATCCACTTGTTAATGTCTACCTTGCTTTCAACTGGAAGAATGATACTACCAGTGATAATTTGTCTTACAAGCCAGTCAATAACCTTAGCATTAGCTCTTACTGTACCATAAGGGATAGCATAATCATCACCAGGCTTTTCAAATGGAAGGTCTTTTTGAGTTGGTGCAGGATATGATGAACCCTGTGCAGGAAAGGAAGACTTATGTTCTTCAAACTCCTTCTTTGGCTGTCCATATTGACCTACGGGTACATAGTTACCACCTGCTGGTTTACCAGTGGCAGCACCTACCTGTAAGCCGGGGTATCTACTTTGATAACCAGTGGTTCCATAGTTATTCCCATAACCATTATAACCACCATAAGTAGCACCGGATTTATATACTTTCTTAGCTTTCTCTGCATCAATTTCTTTCATGCGAGCAAGCATTTCCTTCTCAACTTCATCAACAGGAACAGTCTCTTTCTGAATCTCAAGAGGGAACCATTCAAGATATTCTTCTTCAGCTTCAAATTCATTAGTACCTGTGACTTCTCCTTCCTTCCAAGTAGGATAAGTGAACTCTTCTTTCACCTGTTGTTTGGCTTTATATCTCCTTGTAACTGCTGCACTATAAGTACCAGCATTGTTTACAATCAAAGACACAAAGTGTGCCATATCTTCACCCTCTTGACTTAATGTTCCTGTATCAGTTCCACTAAAGAAAGTAGCCATATTGTTATGACTATGAATAAGACCTTGGAACACATCTTCACTAAGCAATTCAGGATGGTCAATCATATAACTTACTATGTCAGGTGACACATTAAATTCAGTATAACCACCAGTTCCTTTGTCCATCTGAAAGATGTCCACACACTTGATAGTCAAAGGATTGTCTTTATCATTAAAAGCACCTTCAACTTGATAGAACAGTACTCCTGACCATTCTACTTGGCTAATGTGAGTACACAATAACCTGATTTTCTTTTCTACCTCTACAGGTATGATTATTTTATAGGGTAAATCTGGTTTTCTTTTTATCAATTCCAGACTTGGCTTTTTTGCTGTTTCCATATTCACAATTTAATAATTCTAGTATTGCCCAAACATATTCTCTTATTATATCTAAATTTAGTATTGTAGATACATTTCTTGCACCATTTGCTAATCCGTTAATAACAAGATTAACATCATGACCTTTAAAGGTTAATACCTTCCTTCCTACATATTGACTGTAGTCCCTACTTGCATTTGAATTAGGGTCAAATATAGCACCATTAGCTATAATAGCCTGTTTAAGTACACCATCACCTTGAAGGTCATATAAATCTGGCATATTTGGTGCTTTTCTATACTCATCATTATACCAGTCAATGAAAGCATTACTTATGGTCAACACAGTATCAGTGAATGTATGAGCCAATCCATAGGAACCTTTTCTATAGTTGAACTTGAGTATGTTGTTGGTAAACAGGTAATCAAGGAACTTACTTGATAATTCCTTTGTGAAATATTCATTCGAGATGTAATTATTCTGTTCTATAGGAAAGTTATCCCTCTTATTGCTGCCATTAGCACCAATATTCTCCATTCTTCTATAAGGACCACCACTAAGTGATTCTGTACCCATATACCTTTCAAGTTCAAGACAGAATAATTGCCATATAGGTTCATCAAATCCTACTGTAAGACTACTCATAGTATTATTGATAGGACCACTACCAGTACACACACTTCTGAACTTAAAGTCAAAGTCAATACCACTTACATGACTATGCATATAATCAGACTGCATATGTACAACATCATACTCTGACCTGTTCATCCTGAACCAGCCTCTACCTTTACCTTCCCAAGTTACAGGAACCTTTGCCCATAGATTATCAACCTCTACAGTTCTGTCATATTCATTCCTTATAGTTACATGAGGAAAGTGTATGATAATAGGTATATCTGTGAACCACTTATTGCCTATAAACTCTTTCATATAGGGAGCATATCTGTCAAAGATATCAATACGTTCAGTCAGAACATGTGAGTACATCCTATTACTATAACTGACAATCAGATGTTCATCCCTATGACTTCTCATATAAGAACTTCCAGCGAAAGTACTTGAATCACCACTTACTAAATCTTGCATTTCAGTTCTTCCAAGCTCATAGATGAACTCTTCCAAGCTAATAGGCTGTAAATCCACTCTTTCCTCACCATAGAAGTCATTGAATATATCTGTGACTGCTCTTGGAAGTTCAAGCAACTCTCGATAAAGAGCTTCTATCTTTTGTTTCAATTCTTCATTCATAACAATTTAGTTACAAGAAAAAAAGAAGGAGAAAGTCATTGAACTCTCCCCTTCATCTCATTCAGCCTTATTTTGCAAAGGCAAACATTTCATCAATATCTCTCCTGGACATCTTTTCAGATGCAGGAGCTTCTGATGCACCACCATTCAGAAGACCCATAACTTCGTCATAAGTATCTTCTTCAATGGTATCATTACCATACAAGTCTTCAACAAGAGCTTTCAAAGCTTCTTCACAGTTGCCTGATGCCGGTGCTGCCGGAGCCACAGGAGCTGTTTCCTCTTTCTTAGCTTCTGCAACATGTTTCTTTGCAGCTTTCTTTGCTACAGGAGCAGGAGCCGGAGCTTCAACTTTTGCTTCTTTTTTACCCTGTGATTCAATTAAGTCAATCAAGTCTTGAGTCTTACACATGGTGAAGTTCTTACCAAACTTTACTACACAAGCAGCTTGCAAGCCATTAGCCTTGATAACATCATAGGCTTCACTTCTTGTCATAGCACCTGACTTGATTTTCTTTTCCGGAGCTGTCAACAGGAATGTCAAATCATTGACAATCTGACCTTTGTAAGGGATATTAGTAGGCAGTGGAGCTGCATCATCTTTCAATTCTGCTCTCATGTGACCTTCAAAGAAAGTCATACCTTCATAGTTGATACCAAGTTCCCTCATTTCAGCCTTCAATTCACCAAGGTTAGTTGCACTAGATGCCCGAATGATTGATTGTTTCTGAGTCTTGTTATTGATAATTGTTACTTTACGAGTTTCCATAATGTTTTCTGTTTTAAAATGTTACTTAAATAGACCTAATATTATTTCTTTGAACAACTCTTTGTTCTGGAGCTGCTTGTAGAGGTCTGCTACATCTTTTGCCCCATTTATGTCAGGTAAGATTAAGTTAGTGAATCCAGTAGATTCTGATAGTTTCTCTCCATCTTTGAGACCAGCTTCATCATTATCCAGTAGTATATAGACCTCTCTATATCTCCTTCTTAATTCACTAACTGCTGTTTCACTCATGCCATAGCCCTCACCTTGTATAGCTATAGCTGGGATGCCTGTATTAGCCCACAGACAAAGGGCATCTTTCATGCTTGCACAAATACAGATTCTTGCACCAAACTCTGGTACTTTAGTCCATAAACTTATAACAGACCTGTCATGTCTGTTACTCCATTTATATCCCTTAGTGTTGAATGGTTGGTATATCTTAAGTGTAATATTGCCTTCTTTTCTTTCAACATAGGCATAGGCATATTTGTCTGCCCCAAACACATACTCTTGACCATTCTTTATCACTATCTTATGACTTATAGGATATATATCAGCATACTCTAGCCATTCTAAGGTTATCCCAAAGGATTCCCAGAACTCTATGTCATGCTTAGCCCAAGGTCTGACCTTGCACTTCAAGTCTATTGACTTTGGTTGTTTACGAAGTACCTTATCTGAATACTCTGTAGTTTTAACATTAAACACTGGATTGGTACTGGAGAAATTAGGTAAGTCCTCCCATACTCTGGTTAATACCTGTATGTAACTCACCCCCCAATATAAGCCAAGTAGGTCCCATAGACCCCCTCTATCTCTTGTTGCATAGTCTACAAAGTGAACTCTTTTTCCATCAGATGAATATAAACCAAAAGAAGGTTTTCTATCTTGCCTTAATGGAGAGTTTATTATCACAGGTAGTTCACTAACACCAAAATAGTGATTGAGTACATCAAATTCACTTACTTTATTGAGCAATTCTTCCAAGGTTACACTTGGCTTACCAGTACCAAAAGCCATAATTCAATAGTTAAATGTTATTTATTCCAAGCAGCCCAAGGTGCATTGGCAGGAGCTGATTTAGCACCAAGAGGGTCATTTGCAGGTGATGAGAAGTCTGTACTCTCAACGGCATACTCCTTAATAGGTTCAGCAAGGAACTCTACAGTAGGATATGCACCGGCATTCTTTCTTACCTGCAAGTCTTCATCAAGTTTTGAATAATCACTGATGACATTCTTCAAGAACTTCTTTGTGTAAACTGCCTGATACTGATTGTTATCATCAGTAGTTCTTACACCAAACATAGCTTTCACCCTGTTGTTTGGTTGTAAGTTGATTACACTCTTAAGTTCACTGATATCACCTCTGAAATAAGACTCAATCTTGTCAAGTCTTGCTTCTGCATCAGCCAAGTTCTTGATGAACACTGTTTCATCACCTTTCCTGTATGACTTGTTAGGGATATTCAAGAAAGCCTTGATGAAAGCAGTCAAATCTGATTCACCAATATAGGCAGGTCTCATACCTGATGTGTCATACCACTTCATGTTGTCAGGAATAGCTTCTGAACCATTGAGACAACCAATAGGCAAATAGGTGGATTCACCATACTTATTGATTACTTCAACCTTGCTTCCATCCCTGTTGAAGTTCTGATGTTTGTTCAGGAAGAAAGTGATTTTATCAGTCAGTTCAACACCACATTTCTCTACATCAGTCTTAACAATGAAGTCAATCCTTACTTGAGGTACTTTAATCCTGTTACCTTCAGGACCTACTTCACCTTCACCAATATAAACAGGAGCATCTTCAAGAGTTCTGTTGAACAACTTCTCATACTCTGCCTTGTTGGGATTGACACCAATTACAAATACTGGTGCTACACCAATATACAGTTTTCTTACTCTGTCTTTGCTTTCTGAACCAGAAGCAAAAGCCATCATAGCTACACTTTTATTCTTCATTTCTTACTATTGTTTAAATGATTTTACAAATAAGGAATAGGTTCATCACCTACAGGAGCAAGAGGTGATTCAACAGCAGGGTCAATAGCAACTGCTTCTTGAGCAGCTACTTCAACTTCTTCTACTGTAGCACCTTCATCTACTGTACCTTCAGGTGCAGCATCAGTTGCTTCTGCTACTTCCATGACTCCATTCAGGATTTCTTCTGATGTGAAACCACCAGACATCTTGATAATAGGAGCTTCAAAGCTGTCAATCACTGTGTTTACCATGTCAAGTTCTGCTTGTAGGTCAGCTATCTTGCTTTCAAGTTTAGCTTTCTTTCTCCTTTGCATACTGACATTCTGTGCAGTTCTTTTAACTGCTGCAAGCTCAAATTTACTTAATTCTTTCATAATGTTTTTAAAATATTTGCAACAACCTTCTGCTACCTTGAGGTTCAAGCATACTCTGTGCTGCATAAAGTTTTGTTATTGAAAATTCTCTTTCAGCCCAATCAAGTGCCTCATAGAACAAGTCTATAAGGATTCCTTTCTTGGATGCTACTGTTACAAACAACTTTGATTGTTGAGGGTCTTTGCCCTTATGTACACAATATTGCCATACAAATAGCTTGGCACCATAGTTACTTAAGGTGTTAAAGTTCAATTCTCTTGAAGCTCTAACTACATCCTCTCTAGTCATTGTATCTTGTAATACTTCCTAACAGCATCATCTACAAGCTTCAAACTGTTAGGTATTTCAAACTTGTCAAACATACCAAGAGGAGTCTTTGCACTTGAGTGATTGGCTCTAGTCTGAAACCAATACTTGTTGTCACCATTATCACCAAATTCAACCCTAGTCATTATGACTATAGGATAGAATCCTTCAGGTGGAGTCTTGGTCAGTTTCTTACCAATTACAGAGAACACAATCTTCTCTGTACCATCAGGTTGAGTCTGCAACATAGTATGACCCATGATATATACTATCTGGTCTTCCCTAAGCAATGTATTACAGAGCATATTCAGCTCAATAACATCATTTGCAGCATCTCTCCATTGGTCAAAGGTCATCTTCTTCCTGTCATTGAACTCCTTCATTGCAAGATAGATATTGATAGTATCAATACTGACAGACTTAATGTGTTGCTGCTCTGCAATCCACTTAAGTATCTCTCTTATCTCTGCAAACGAAGTGGGTTCAGCATAATTTCCCTTCTCCAACTCCCAAATACCTGCTGGTATTGGCAAATCTTTCCTGTCAAGATTCATAATGAAATGACTCTTTGGGTTCATACCTTGATAGTCCTCAAGGTTAAAGCTTCCATCAGGATTAATTACAGTTGAAGTGGTTTTACCATCACCACTTTGTCCTAAAATTGCTACTATTTTTGCCATTCTTAAATTATTTACCTGCAAAGGTAAGGAATTTCTTCCACCTGTGCAAACTTACTTTCACTTTTCTAATTCCTCGCTGTCTACCAAAGGCTAACATTGCTACACTTGGCTTTCTCCTGACTACAGTGTCAATATACTCCATCACCTGCTTTAGCTGGTCTTTCTGTTCAGGTAAAGGCAATTCAGCAAATGAACTGACTGCACCATCAAAGAATAATGGACATATTTGACCTGCTGAACCATTATCCCTGTCCTCAATAACATAAAGAAATCTTATATTATTTCTGAACTTGGTAATGTCATACTTCTCATGTTCCCGTAATCCATACTTAAAGGGACTATATAGCCCTAATACTAGGTTTGCATCCCTAGTAGTTGTCTTACAGTCAGCTAATCCATCTGATGATGGATACAGCTTGTTCAACTTCTGATTCTCAATACCTTCCTGTGCTTGAGCCTGATGCTGAATAGCAATGAAATTAAGGTCAAATGTATCTCTTAACTCTATTGCATATTTACTCATCTTTTCAATGGTTTGCATCTTATTCATTCCACTCTCTTGCATAAGATTGGAATAGTTATCAAGCACACAAAGAATATATTCATTCTCATCCTTGTACTGGAAGTAATCAACTACCTTTCCCTGCTCCATTTCACCTGTAAACTCATTCCTCTTAAGCCCCATCTTGTACTGAAATTCTCCTCTGGTCAACATGTGATTCCTGATATACTTATATATACCAGTAGGATTTCTTTCAGTATCAATATAGGACACCATTTCCTTGAACTTATTAATATACTCCTGATACTTATCAGATGCAATCAAGTCAAGTATTTCTTGAGGTACAGGCTTATCAGCTGAAGTACTCTTGAGGTCAGTAGGAGAGATTCTTATACCATCCAGCCTGAATAACAAGTGACAGAGAAACTCATAGAATTTCTCCTTCTTGCCCATTTCCAGAGTGAAATAAAGAACCTTTAACCTTAGTTGGTCAGGATGTTCTATGGCATAAAAGAAAGCCTCATACACAAATGTATAATCCACCAATTTGGATTTACCAACCTTCTGATTGGCTGTTACAATTGTGTATCTTCTTTTTTCTATGCCCGGAAGCCAGTTTCTAAGTCTAGGATAACATAATGGGATACAGTTAATTAACCCATGAAGTATCCTGTTCCTTCTGGTCACCAGTTCTTCTAGTGCCCTGTCAAAACTGTCTCCTGTATCAGTTGATGCTACTTGTCCAGTCATAACTATTTGGATTTACTTGGTCAGCATTCTCTATCCATTCAGCTAATTGAGAGACTTGAACTACTTCACCATCTCTATTTTCATCCTTCCAAATGAAGTACTTAAGTAACCTCAAGTACAGGTAACTACCATTGAATGATTCAACATATCTCTTGGTTGCATCCAAGATTTGTTCATCACTATAGTTATCACCATATCTTTTGAAGAATGATATCAGCTTCTTCTTGATGTCAGGGGTATTTCCCCTATAATAATAACTGGTTCCTTGCATCTTTCCTTCAGGATAAATCTCCCTTAGTTTGGCTGCTAAATCAGCTATTCTATCCTGTGCAGACTGTGTAGGTCTGTCACTCTCAAGTACTACATCACTGAATAGACTAATACCTCTATGAGTAATGGTGTATTTCTTGTCAAGTTCAAACATGGAACCATTAGCTCTAGTAATGTACCCCTTGTTGATTAGACCTTGATAAACATCATCATTCCCATATTGTATAGCTCCTAATACTAGAACTTCCTCTTTGGTAACATTGTGCTTAGAACAGATTTCATCATCAATTCTCACAATCATGTATCAAAACCCCCATTTCTTGTGAAATAAAATATGGCTGCTAATACTACAGCAGCTACTATATACTGTGCAGTACTATGTTGTGCTGCTAATAATATGATTGCCATCTTAAAATTCCGTTAGATTATTTACTACTGTTATATACTCTGGGTCAATACCTTCAAGTGCCTTATTCAGATATTCTTCATCTCTTGTACCTTTATAGTACATGATGTATATCTCTGGTTCATCAGCTCTCATGGCTCTACCAGATTTCTGAACAAAGGCTCTCTCCTGACCATCAAGTTGAATGATAACACCTGCCTCAATATCAGTTAGATTCTGTCCTTCTTGAATCATTCCAACAGCATAAAGGCTATTTATTTCCTTATTGTTGAACTTATCAATTATAGCTAAGGACTCTTTCTTCTTCTCTGAATGAATGGCATTTTCTCCACCTAGTTCATTTGCTTGCTCTATGCTGGAACAGAAGCACACATATCTTTTACCGGCTAATTTAGCGAGTAGATAAGCAGCCTGACCCTTCTTTAGTTCTCCAAGGTATCTTTTCCTTTGTGAACCATATTGAAGCCATTTGTTCTTGATTGCTGTGCTCCTGTTTCTCATGAACAGGTTTCTCCAGTAATCAATCTTGGCATCAAACCAGTCATATTTCTGCTGCTCGGTGCATTGAATCTCCAGTCTCAAATTAGGATAATGGAACTTATCTTTAAGATAATTCCACCTGTCCTTCATACTGCATTGAACTCTTCTCTTTAAGATGTCTTTGCCCCTCTCTTCAATGATTACCTGATTGGGGTAGGTGTTATCCAACTTCAAAGGAATGAGATAAATCTTTGGCTTAGGAAGTATACCCCAGTCAATTGCTTGTTGCATGCTGACTTTGAAGTTTACAAACTTGCCAAATATTCTGTTCAATTCAAGGATAGTATTAGTAGGTAATGTAGCTGAAAGTACAAGAACATTATCACAAGTTATGTCCTCAAGTATACCAAGTCTTAAGTCTGAATTAGAATGATGACCTTCATCCAATATGATTAGGTCATAATGTTCATGTCTATGATTCTTAAGTGAAGCATAAGTGTCTACTGAAACCATTTTATCCCATATATAATCCTCAACTTTCCACTTAGTGAACTCCTCCTTCCAGTTCTTCTTATGTGCTGTTTCAGCTACAATAAGGAGTACTTTGAATGGAGTCCCCTGTCTGGTTTCAAGACTAATATATTCAAGGAATAAGTGCTTCAATATATCAATTGCTGCCTTACTTTTACCTAAGCCTGTACACCATTGGAGCATAACTCTTCCATGTTCTTTCATTAGTTCTACAGCTTCATTTTGTACATCATCCTTTGTCATTGTTTATCCCATTTACCAATGTTTTAACTTTACTAATATAGTTTGGGTCCTCTGCATACCCTATCTCTTCAAGGAATTGATAGTAGTTATTCGGGGGCTTATATCTATATTGTATGCAGTTAAGATAAGCAACCACACTCTCTGTCCAATGATTGAACTTAAAGTAGTCCTTATTCTTACTGTCATATAAACCAAACAGGTTATTATATTCCTTGAACACTTTGGACCTAAAGTGCCCTGTTTCAAGAATAGCCTGTGCTCTCACTATGTCCGGGTACATGACACCATAATAGTTAAGAACCTTAGGTAAATCCTTTTCAGGATTATCTGACATTAAGAACTCTGGTTGCTCTAACTTAATGCACTCCACTTTTGGTGGATGCTCCAGCTGTGCTATCTTCTTGTGTATCACCCATGATGAATAGGCATTAACTGAAAGAAGAATAGCACAAGCCAGACATGTTATAATATGTTTCATCTCACTTGTTTTAAATTAGACTCTTGGCTGTCATTGTAGAATACTCTGTCATATGACAGGTCTGTATACTCATCAACAGTTGTTGCTATAGTCTCATGTGTTGGCTCAACCACATAGTCAAATAAATCTTCTCCCATATAGTCAAATCTTCCACTATCCACTATGACATCAGTATGAGTGACCACAAGGTTGTACTTTAGATTGTACATCAATTTGTAGTTATCAAGTCTGTGTCTTTCAGCAGCTCTGCGGAGTAATCCTGTCTCCAAGCATCCTACTTTGAAGTCAAGTTGAAACTCATTAAAGGTATTTGATTCCTTGAATTTCTCAAGGTTGGCTTCAAGTTTGTACTTGGGTTCATACCCATTTCCATGTCTGGTAAGGTAACTTCTGGTCACAAGGTACACCTCTGCATCTTTAAGATACTTCTTTGGTACACCATTGAGACCAACTCTTGAAGGAGTCACATGAGGATAGAAACCACAGTCCATATCAAGTAAGAGACCTTGTGAACCTTCAAATATGAGAACATCATACAAACTTAAGTTGCTTTGATTGAATGAGACACACTTGGCACAGTATATAAACTGTTCTTCAAATGATGTATCTTCTTCAACTTCATAATATTCTCTTACCTTCTTAATATGTTCAGACTTATCCATACTCCATGCACCATAGTCATTGCCTTCATTATATCTCTTGAATGTAGGATATATACCCATACCACAAGTACCATCAGATAAGACTTTGTTGTCCTCTCTGCCAGCAAATACATCATAAGGTGTAATGACTCTGTTAAACATTGAAGCATAAACAAGAGTTTCTTTGATGCCCTTCTTTTGAAGGACTTTCCTCTCATTGTATAATGCAATCGGGTCAATGAATACATCATCAGTATAGTATGTAGGCACACCAAGTAATACACCAGAACCAAAGGATGAACATATATGTTCTATTCCCTCATTAACTACTGTATGTCCTGCTTGTGGTCCACCACTAAACCTTACAACTGCAACACTTTTTCCTTCTTCAATAGCTTTCTTACATAGCCATTGAACTGTCATGCCCTTACCTTCATCTCCAAAGGCATAACCCAGTACAATCTTTACTTCCATTCTATCTCAAATGAGTTATAGTTTCACTTTCACTTTTGGTACCTACTTGCTCTGCTGGTTTAACCTTGTTTGCATAGTAGGACTTTAGCACAATACCTGATATGATTTCAGGTATTTCTTTTCCAGTACTGTCTTCTGTATGAATTACATGGTCTCCCAAGTAATCCTCAAGACCTTCTTTCACGGATGGTCTGCCACCACTATGGTCATTCAAGTTGATGTGATATACATCCCATGATTCCTTTGCAGCTTCAAGTAAACTTGAACTTGTTACATCAGCTTCTGGGGTTTCACCAAACAATTGTTTGATACTTGATGCACCAATTGTACCATGAATAGGCTCATCACCAATAGTAATAATGAATAGTTTCCGCCTCCCATTACTCAATAGTTGATTTCCAGTCAGGTAATACCTTGAGAATGACACTCTTATCAGCAATAGCACCAAATAAGTACTCATACCTTGCAATGACAATCTCAAGTTTGATGATAGCATCTCTCTTATTCAGACCAATCTCTACATCTTTTCTCATGAAAGCAGCAGGGTCAAAGTCTGATGGCACAACAGCACCATTGCCGGCACTCATAGGAGATAAATCCAGCAACAGATTCTCTCTGTCTCTGTCAAAGTTACGAATCTTATGACATAAGTCTTCAATTTCTCTCTTGTAGATGATTTCTACATCTTCTGATACACTTTCAGCTCTACTCTCTTTGAGTTATCTGAATGTTCTCATCAAGTCTTGTTTAAAGACTCCATGTTTGTTTTCTTCCATTTCTGCCATTATATTTCTTTATTTAACCATTTAAACCACATTAAGTAAGGTGCTCTTAGCACAATCCTAGTGTCTACTTTCTCCCAGCCATTGTTGCTACATTCTCCACTATATTGTATATAATAAGCTATAATTGCTATTATACTGACTACAATATTTATAACAGGAATAAAGCATATAATCATAGCTATAATGACTATCCATAAAGGTACTTTCACTCTCTCATTTCCATCATTAACCCAAGGATAATGGTCCCAATGTTTAGTAACATCTTCTCTAACTCTTTTCTGTGGATATGAGAAGAACATCAGTGTACCCAATATGAGTACACTGATTAAGAAACTGATTAACCAAAACATAGTTACTGTCCTATATTCTTAAACAATGTAGGGACTTGACCATATATAGGAAGTTTCCCATCCCATTTATCAATCCACATTTGCTCAAGAATAGCAGGAGTAAGAGCTTTAGTCTTAAGCTCATTAGCTTTATATTCAGCTTCAGCAGCTACAATAAGTTTCTTGGCTTGTGCTTCTGCTACCCTGATTTCATTCTCTACTTTCATTGCATCCTGTACAGCCTTGTTCTTGGCATTTACAGCATTTACAATAGTTTGAGGATATTTGAGTCCAGAAGTTAATTGCTCAAGTTGGAAGTTTTCTTTAAGTAATGCTGCTGACAAATGAGTCTCAATTGCTCTTTCTATACTATCCCTATTACTTACAATATAATCAGTGGTGAAGTTATTCAATTGTATCCTAAAGGCATCCCTTACATAATTGAACAAGGTTCCTTCAATGACTTCATTCAGATTTTTTCTATACTTCTTGAATACTTCCGGGGACTTCCCATCAACTAATTTCAATGATATAGTAGGGTCTACAGTGAACTCTGAACCATCTTTGGCATTAATTGTAAATGCTGGATAATCTACAGTCTTCACATAAGTTTCATACTCATAGATAGCTGTAGTAACAGGATTGTAAAATACTCTACCTGTAACCAAAGCAATATCACCAACACCCTTGTCATCACCATAAAGGTTCACTTTGATACCTTCACAACCTGCATCAATTCTCTCACAAGATGATAACAGCACTGTTGTCATCACCATAAAGGCTGTAAGCAGCCCTTTTACAAATTTACTTTTCATGTTTTCTTTTAAATCTAATTGTTGTTAAACATTTTGTTTTGATGGACATAGCCACAGTGAATGCAAGGATAATAAATCCTAGTATATTCTCTACTGTGTTTGCTGTACTCATCATGTTGAAACTTAATGTAATCAGGCTCATGAACATTATGAACCAGACTACTACTTTTGTTAAAATCATATCAACTCTTCTTAGTTATGAATAAATAGTTACTTCTTGAGTCTTTCAAAGCACCGGCAAACCATGAATAATGAAGACTGTATGCAATATCATTAGGCTTATTCAGCCTACTATATACACTTTTGATTACTGAATCTCCAATACCAGAAATGGTACATAGTTTGTATTTGAGTGAGTCCTTATTACCAATATCAAGCCAGTCCTCTTTCCTTATAAGATATACAGGTCTTGGTTCTCTACTATAATTATAGTATAATGTACCTACCAATTGTTTCTTATGTGTTTCATCAGCAAGTTCACATATAGGTTTCAATACAGGCATATTATTCCTGTTATATTCCTCTGTGTTGATGTATCCTGATAGTGATTCACAAGACTTAGGTCTTGAGGTTCTCTTCTTGTAGTTGAGTATTCCATTTGTCACATAGAATCCACCATACCAAGTAATCTCATCTTTCTCCTTTATATGGTCATAGAATATCTTCTTCAAGTTATAAGACTTTGTTGATTTATCACATCTCTCAAGGAACTCTGAAAAGACTTTGTTTACAGGTCTGCCAATGTTGACCTTAAGGAATCTTTCAATACCATTAAATGCCCATTTAGCTCTGTCATCTTCCCAGTTGTTCTTGAACCAGTTAGCCTCTTTGTATGCTACTCTGTCACCACCTAGTCTATTAATTCTAGCTCTAGGGGTTCTGTGATGCCATTTAGTGCCTCTACCTCTTTCTTTGAACTCTATCATACGCTGAATAATTTAATGTACACTCTTTCTTGGAATGTATTATCCCAATGGTACTTATTATACCATAACAATACTAAGTATCTATTGTATGATTTAACAATACTGATACTGGGGTGATACCTGATGTAGGTGATGATTAGCCATATAATGACTAACACACCTACTATAGCTCTAATATATAATGTACTTAGCATAACACAACTGATTTAGTTAGTCCTCTAATACATTATAAGTAAAGCCTTGACCACCAAGGTGTTCTGTGATTATCCTTAAATGAGCTTCAAGTCTCATCTTGGCATTCATTGCTTTCCATTGACTGCCTCTAACCTTTACATCAACATTGCTTCTGTCATCTATCATCCAGAGATAAGCATCCTTTGTAAGGTTAATAGACTGTTTGATGTTCTGCATTTGCCTGACACTCACAGTGACTACCTCTTTGTTTTTGCCTTTTGCATCAGACACCTCAACATTGAAGTTATCATATGCATTTTGAGCCTTGGCATCCTGCTCACTAAGCATTACTCTACCTTTGAGAATAATGCTTAGGTTCACCTTTATTTCACTCATAGTTATTCTTTACCACTTCCTGCCTTAAGAGCTATCATAGTCAGTTTGGCAATAGGATTATCACTCTTTGAAAGTTCATCAAGGCTATAAGGATTAATCCTTGTGCTTCTTGAGGTGCTTTCATGATTTCAATCAAGGTATTGGTGTATGCTTCCTTAACACCTTTGAATTTAGAGTCACTCTCTTCCATGATGTCAAGAGACTTTTCAAAGGCATCAATGACTTCATCTTCAAAGTGTTTACCAACTCCTAGTGTGTCCTTCGTCTCTCTAAAGATATCCAGACCATCATCTTTCTTTTCCATTTAAACAATGTGTACAAAAAAAGCTACCACTCATTGCTGAATGATAGCTTAAAATATGGAATACTTTTAAATGAGAAAAATAGAAGTAGAACATTCATAGTGGGTATTGTTTACCACTGGTCAGTCTGTTAATCCAGTGGATTACATTAAAATAAATAGTTGGTCTTTTATATTATGAAGTAACCACTATATATCACTAACTTCTATTTTTGTGGGGGTGAAAGGACTCGAACCTTTATAAGATAGTTTTACAAGACTATTGTGTCAACCGAAGTAACTCTTACTAACCACTACTGTTTTACCAGAGAACATTTGTAAGAGTGTTGTGTTTATTGCACCACACCCCCTTGTTTTTGCTGTCTTTCCAGCTGTCAAATGAAGTGTCAACTATTGATTCTATCATTATTAAATCATGTCCTAGACACTATAGTTCATGTGTACTCCATACACCACATGACCTCCTTGTAACATTGACTTGTTTCAGCTACTCTTGATAGTATACGCACATTCCTAGTTCTGGTATTTCTCATTCAGTGAATGATACTTTACTCTGACTCTCCTAGTGGGATACATCTTTGCTTACTTTAAGATGGATAAGGAAAATAGTGGGGATAACAGGATTTGAACCTATGACCACGAGCTTAAAAGGCTGAAGTAACTCTATCTATCACTACTTGTATATGATACAAGAGAACATTTTAACAGAGTAATACGTGCTCTACCTGACTGAGCTATATCCCCGAATAAGTACCATAGAACAAATAACAGAGTGTCTATACAAAACCCATATTGAAGTAACTCTGTTGCACACTAATGGTACTTTGTATGTGGTTAGGGACTCGAACCCATTTAGCAAATCATAACAGCTTCTTATGACCAATTGCACTTAAGCCTCCCACCTAGAATATACAACTACTAATATGTACTTTCCTTCTAACCTTGCTAGCCTACAGTTAGTTGTACTTATATATACTTTCACTTTAAATTCTGTGCAATTTGTATTCCACATATGTGAAAAGTGTCATGGGAACATTTATCAGACTGATTGTTGGTGAACTGATTCCATAATTGGTTTGAAGTAAGTCTGAAACTCACCACATGACACTTTATGTATAAGCTTTTAGTATGTACTCTAGCTTTAGAGAGTCTCATTTCATCACTTTTGCTTATACTTTATTGTTCCTCAAACTTATTCTCAATGCCTTCAAGAGCAGCAATATAAGTGAGAAAATGCTCGCTGAAGCCAGATATCTCGGCTGTCCATTTACCCCTGTAGTTTACCCCCTTTGTGTTAGCACTTACATCACAAATGTAATTGTATGTACCATAAGGTTCAGGTATTCTAGGGTTAGGGAAGTCACAATCTTGTGAGTCACTGAATACAATGATTCTATCAAACTCTTTGCCTACATGAGACTTACACCAATTAAGACATTGTCTGGTGAATATACCACCACTACCAATTCTTTTATTAGTGTCTTTGATTTGCTGGATAATACCAAATCCCTTTTGAGGATATTTGATATGTTCATGTGCTCCTTCTCTTCTGCCATCATTACCAGCTGTAGTTACTATTTCATAGTCCTCACACTGATTGACTGCCAACATAGCCATTGCACAAGCAGCATCATATCTTGTAAAGTCTGATTTACTTGACATTGGTGCACTCATTGAGCCTGATACATCAACAATGAATAAAGTCTTGCCGGGTAACTTAGGTAAATTAGCATAAGATGCCAGCATACTATCTTCAATATCTCTCTCAAATTCAGGATTCATCCTTGCTGTCTTAAGGAAATCAAGAGGTAATAGCATACTTGACTTGAGGTTCTTCAAGCCCTGTTGAATAGTTCTTCTACCAACATCAGCTCTCTTCATATTTGCTATGTTCCTCAACATTGCAAGTCCACCAATCTTTTGATTCTCAATCAGCATTTGCCAAGCTTGTTTCTTGTCTTTGCCTGTTGAAAGCAATACTTCCCATGTTTCAGGTGGTGTAAGAGTTCTTGTAGCTACCTTTTCAAATAGCTTGGTCTCATACTCATTTCTTGCTTTAGCATGAGTCAGGAATAATACATCCCTTAATTTAATAGCACTATCTCTGTCATATTTAGCCAGTTTGTACTCATTAAAATTATGAAATGCTTCTGCCAGACCTTTCTTAGCTTGATTACAGATTGGTTTCTTTCCTTCCTTCCAATACAATGCAAGGAAATCAGTCAACATATCTGCTCTAGTTATGATTCTAGGTAACAAGTCTTTGATAAACATCTTGTGTTCAGGATACTTACACATCTCAACTGCAATGAACAGAGGAGTATGTCTTAGTTTGCTTATCAATCTTGCTTCAAGTGCTATGTTATACACATCTTGAGCATTACATAATGGTATCAATCTCTTGATTTCTTCTGCTACTCTGGCACCATCAACATATGCTACATCTTCCCATAAGAGATTAGCTAATACAGCTCTCCTAAGTAAAGCAATGTTTGACTGTCTTGCAGCAAATGAACCTGAACCACCAGCCAATCTTTCATCTACAACTTTAGGTGTAGGCTTAAGTGACGGATTTAACTTACTCATAGTTCTTTTATCTTTTAAAATTTAACAATGCAAAGGTAAGTCATTCATCTGATATATGCAAACAAATGAATGACTTTAACCTAATTTAATAACTGTCTCCCACATTCAACAAGACATACAATTATCATAAGGATAATGAGAATAAAGGCTACTGCTATTGCACAGCCGGGTTTTTCTTCTTCCATACTATATCTTTGAAATTGCAAGAGCAGTTAAATATACTATCACACACACTATAACTACAGCACATATAAGCATACATGTTGCTGTGAGCATAACATCATCTGGTCTCTTTTCCATATTATAAATGGTCTGGATGATTATGTATAATCCACCTGCATGAACATAATATAATTATATGTTGTATACCTGTAGATAATAATGTACCAATTACTACAGTTTGCCAACTTGGTAATTCCTCCCAACTTGACAAGTATATAGCACACAATAAGAATGTAATCCATGTAGTACTACAATAGACACAATAACCTAAAGGATATGCAATGAATGCTAAGAGACTTCTACCAAATGATTTCTCAATAATGTAACCTCTTTCTTCCATATCCTCATAATATTCAGCCCAAGGTTTGAGTATTCCATAGTATAGCCAGTTGAATATCATACCTCTAGGCTTAAGGCAATTCCTGTAGAATATACCTAATAGTCCACCTGCTATACCTAACAGGATAAACTCAATTAATACAGTTATCAGTTCCATTTATTTCCATATTTTAAGTTTGCTACCTTTGCATTCAGCTATCAGCATGAACACAACTCCTTTTCTTTTCTGTAATACTTTCATTATTTAATATATTCAGGTTTAAACCACAGTCTTTTATACCAAGGTAAACAAGATATTCTATCTATAATATCCAGCTTGGTGTTTCTCTCAATCATTTCTGATTTCTTACAGAGTTTTTCTTCTCTTTCATCCATTTTAGCACTCATTTCTTTATTGATTAGAGCACAGATTCTCCTTATTTGAGAGTATAAACCTTCTGATAAGGTAAGCTTGCCTCTGTTAGAATAGAAGTATCCATATCTTTCATGTGAATACCCCCATTCTATAGAAATATCAGGATAATCTCTTTCAAGTTCTTT